GAATCTTGGCCTTTTCTTCCTTTTCTCCACTTCCTACCGCTGTTGGGATGATGGTTGGAATGCGAGAAAGTACCTATTAATATATGCTAAAATGTATGTCTATGTCATCTCCTGTGATAACTACCTTTTCAACACACTCTTTTAGCACCTTGTTTTTCTCGGAATCCGTCAGTGTATCCCACACGTTGGACATCTCTTTTATTTTCTCTATTTTTTCTCCCCGTCCAGCTTTCTCCCGGATGTCTTCTGCCTTTAGTTCTTCCTGTAGATTTTTCAGTGTTTTTTCTTCTTCCTGGATAACACCAAAAAGCGTATCTGTACCAGAGCTACCGCTTGCATACAATGTGTATAGGCGTTTCAGTTTTGTTTCGCTTAGTGATATCTCTTTTTCTATCATCTTCCGAGTGCTTTCAGATTCATTCTCTTTTTCTTCGACATTAACTATGAATCGTTTAAAACAGTCCTCTACTTCTTTTTCTACCACATCTGCCCTCACCTTTTTATTTTTGCAAGGGTTCCCTGTCTTAGATATATGCTCTTTTTCCTTGTACTGCGAGTAACATACTATCTTGGTGTACTTTCCCCACTTCTGCATCCGCATTTTAGTACCGCATTTTCCACAGTAGCACAACCCGGTAAGCATATACTTGTTGCTTACATAAGCATTTGTGGATCTCTTTTTTATCTCTTCCTGTACTTCATAGAATAGTTTTTCGTCTATGATCGGTTCATGCAAGCCTTGGTATGTTTTCCCTTTATATTGTATTTTACCTACATAGGCTATACGCCTAATAATGTTCGATACAAGTTTCTCCGAATGCATCCCGAGAATTTTCTGAATCCTATCACACGAATACCCGTCCCGGAACATCTGGAAGATAGCTTTTACCTTTTCCGCTTCTTCCGGGATGATATGTAATATCCCATCGTTCCTGTCGTACCTATATCCGTAAGGTATCGTACCGCCACCCATCCACAGTCCACGCTTTACACGTTCCACCATACCGGCTCTTGTACGCATATAGATAACCTCACGTTCATACTGCCCCATCACAGCATTAACACCCAACATCACACGATCCATCGGTGTTTCGTTCCGCAAATCCTCTGTGGCTGATACCACCTCTACATTGTATTTTGGTAAAAGCTTACTCACAAGCGTAAGAGTATCTACAACATCACGGCTCATTCTATCAAGCTTATAGATGTATACTGCCTGTATTTCTCCGGCTTCTGCATCTTCCAGAAGTTTCTGTATGTTCGGTCTTTGGATATTGCTCCCAGAATATCCCCCATCCACATACCATCTGGCTATCTTCACGCCCCTTTTCTTGGCAAGTTCCTTTATCTTGTCTTCTTGGACATCAAGACCATACTTTTCGGTCTGTGCTTCTGTAGACACTCTCATATAACCTACATTTAATTTTTTCATGTCAATTCTCCTTTCAATTTAAAAAAGAATTGACCAAGATTCTATCAAGGTCAATTCTAAAATATCACTTATTTTTTGTCAACTTTTCTGAAAGAATCCTTTTTACCGTCTTGTTATGGATTTCATAATTCGAAAGTTCTTCTTTTGTCACCTGTTTTCCGTTCACATAGATTCTTACCATCCGCATCACTCCTTTTCGGTAGTATTCACGTGTTTGTGTTTTTTTATTCCGAATAGCCTTTCTGCCATCTTTCCATCGTCATGTTCCCCCCAAAGTATCCATCTGTACATTTCATCCAAGACTTTCCTCCGATAGCCTTGGAAGTCTTTTCTTGCAATCGGTATCCAGTATCTTTTGCTTATATAGTCATATCCGATTCCTGTTATAAGCGAGAAGAACAATATCCCCGATAAGTCATTATTCGCATTTTGGCACCATTTCAGTAATTCAAGTTGATCGTTTCCACGCATCCTCTGGCACTCATTCAACATCTTTTTTTCGTCCTCTTCGCTTATGTAGTAGATGTCTTTATGTGCCCCTCTCAGATATTTATCTCTTACTCCGGCCATTAATCAATCCCTTCCTTTTCGCATATCCTAATACATCACTTTTGACCAAATAGTAGTTTTTCTTTCTTTTTACCGTCTTCTCCTTTGTTTTTTCTTCCAATGCATTCATCATTAAGCGCATCCTTTAATATCATTTTCTTTACTCATAACTGTCTACTACCTCCAACTTCTTCAAGTCCTCAATAAGCCACGGTTTGTCATCTGACCATTTGACCATTGGGAGGTCGATGTCAACCATTCTCAAGCTTTTGCATTTTTCGAATCCAACAACTTTCCAAAAATCAAACGTCTTGAATGGCTTTCTGATATATACATATAAACCGCCATCCATATCTCTTGCTATATAATGCACATTCGCATTGATATAATCTAAAAACGCTCTATCCATCTTGCTAATCACCGGCTTTTCGACGTGTTCGGATTCAAGCCATTCTTTCATTTTTTCTTTGCATCTACTTATGCCACTCTCTCTGAACAAACAATGTTCACAAATTATTTCACTGCAACCCTTTAATTCTCCTGTTCGTTCATTAACAGCACCATATTTGCAAGCAATCTCAATAATCTCGCTTGCGTACTTCTCATCTCTTCCACCTCGTTTTACAATTTCAATGGCTCTATCCAGTCCATCTCCGTATCCGTCATAATACTGGCACGTATCCGCTTCGCAGACAGCTATATCATCATCTGCCTTATCGGATAGTACTTGTAGCTTTTCGATAACCTTTTCTGGATCATAAGCTGTCGGTCTTCCAACTATGTATCCTATCGCAAGGCTCATTCCTTCTATAACATCAAGATTGTATTGGTATTTCATACGGTCCATATCAATTCTCATTCTTCTTATAAGCTTGTCCGCATCAATCAGTCTCATAATCGCCCTCCTTGTAAGGTTCCGGCAACGGCATCCATGCAACACAGTTATACATTTCTTGTCCATCATCGCCATATGCCATATATCCCGCTTCGTCTTTACACAGAAGTCCAACTAACATATTTCCTCTATCATCGCAACAAAGTACGGTACCTTTTGGCATTCTTTCATTACATGGAATCCATTTCATTTGCTGTCCTCTTAAAAGTGTATCTTTTAATTCCTTTTTGGATATTATTTTTAGTAAAATGTTGCAACAAAAAGGTGTTATTGTCTGAAAAATAAACTCTTCTTCCGTTTCTCGTACTTTTGTTGCATAATCAACTGTAATTTTTTCTATGTCTGCATTTTTGATCTCTTTATTCACTTTTCTACACCTCTCTTTAGCTCTTTTATCTTTTCGTCATATTCTTTAGCTGGAACGATTATGGCGCACAATCTAACATCGTTTCTATCCACGCCGTGATTTTTGAAATGGCAATCTCTTTTTAGATTTACATACTTATCGCCGACACAATATGCAAAATCTATCCGGAAGAACGGGTTCTCTCCTATTATGTAATTCTCGATAACAACTCCGTCCCAATAACCTCTTAGGTATTCATAATATGCCCATAGAGGTTTGTTTTTGTCTCTTTCAGATACGATCTCGCCAGTGCTTCTGTCTACCCAGTACATTTATTCCACCTCTTCATCTGCCGGAAACTGAAAAATGTTTTTCTCCGCAAACGTTTCTAAAAGTTGTTCTATTTCATCTGTTCTCCGAAAGTTCGTAGCCATAGTGAGTGAGTTCATTCCGCTGTTTCTTATTTTGCACCATGCATACCTGTTTCTACACATTTCCATAGCCTTTTTAGCATTCTCCCCGGTAGAATATACTCCGAGTACATGGTTTTTTGAAAGATCAATTAAATTTGCATGATTGCATGGTGCACATGCCACCACCATGAAACCTTTACTGTACATAGTTTTTAATTCATTTTTTACTTCGAGTATTTCTAACTCGACAAGTTCGTATGGCATATCTAATGATCCACTTTGGCTAATTATTCTCATTATCTTCCACTCCTTAACATACAGAATAGTAATTCTGTCATAGATCTTTTTCTTAGTCCAATTCTGCAAGGCTTTACTACCTTTAATTCCCACCCCATCACATTTGCATCATCTATCGGCGTTGGATTTTGGAATTCATCTTCTGGCTCTTTCATGTACGGGACAGCTACCATAATTCCCCAATATTTAGATGATTCCGGGTTGCATTGGTGTAAGTGTTCATCGAACTTACCGTTTTGCAAATCTGGTATCAAGTCTTTGTAGCACTCCATCGTAGTTACTATATAGTTCTTTTCTCCATAGAAATTCAGTCCATTCCCGCTATAAACATCTTCCTTGCAGCTTTTAATTTCGTAACAAGTAAATATTCCTTTTTCCACCCCGGATATAGACATTTGATCTCCGGGTGAAAACTGCATATAATCCACGCGTTTCGCCTTGGATGTCCACGGGTCAATACTCACTTCTTTTGCATAATGTTTTCCAAAAACGTTTAGTTTGGTGCGTTCAAGGGTATGCGACAGAAAAAGTGTAATTTCTTTTCTATTCATTTTTATCCTCCTTTGCATAATCCGGGCATTCTTCCATGTATTCATATTGTTCTAAATCATCACACAGAATATCGCATTCTTCGTACTTCTCACATTCCAGGCAGCATTTATGGATGTCTGTGTCTACAATGCATATCTGTTTACATCCCATAGACTTTATCCTCCAAATCAATCATAATTTTCCCCTTTCTTAATACCATTCAATTCCAGTTCCTGTATCCGCACCATCTTTTATCAACTGTTTAACATTTTTGAATAGTACAGCTTCTATACCACTACGATATCCATAGATAATATCATCATCATATTCTTTTATAATTTCGTATACAGATTTGCAGTGTTCTGCATCAGCTTCTCCGTGACTGTCGCTCGTGTATAAGAATTCAAGGACCTTTGTATATTTTCCATCGTACTTTTCATCAAGTTCCACGATTTTCTTGTCATACTCTGTGGAAAAGTTCTCGCCTTTGCTAACCAGTACATATCTCCAATCATTAAGTTTTTTATAATGTTCATAGATATCTGGTGCAGTTAACTCCGCTACTTTTACACGAAGTCGGTAAAACCCGGAATAGCTCAAGTCAATGCTGTGATTTTTGCTGTTTATTGTTAATCCCATAACACTCCTCCATCAATCATGTATATCCAGTACAGTAAGGAATCCATCCATGTTATCAGCTACCGCTTTCTTATATTCCTCTTCGAACTTATCATCTTCGACAAATCCATTACCAGTCCACGATTCTCTGGCAATCGCTGATCCGTCTGGCAAAACGCATCCAAAGCATCCGAGCTCGTCCAGATTCAAGATGTCTTTCTGTCTTGCTCCGTCAACAAGAATGTATCCATCACGGTATCCCATATTTGGGAAATATGATTCTTCTGTATACGCAAATGGTACTTTTGCATTTCTTTTTAATTCGCTTAACAGCGCAGAATGGAACAGTCTTTCGTTTCTTGGATTGTTTTCCAAATACCCCCAGTTATAATGCTCTCTGTTTTCTGAATCTTCTCCATCTACTTTCAGTTTGAGGCAAGCACTGTATCTTCCGCCAATCTGATACCAATCCCACGTAAACACCGGATATTCTATTTTTTTCTTCTCATCGTCCGTATCTTCATCGTCTATCGAATCCCAACTATATGGTTCCATAATTTTTTCAATTTCCTTTTCTGTAGGTAATTGTTTAGTTAATAAATGTATACAGTAATGCATAATTTTCTTCCTTTCTCCCGACAATTGAATACTGACTTTTACATCAATATTCAATTGTCACAGTACTTTCATGATTTTTCTCCACGTTTACAAATATCTAAAGCACAATGCATACATCTTTTGCTCCCAGTCGCACCGAGATAAAAGCTCATCAAAATCCTTTTCCGGCATGAACTTTATCCCGTAATGCAATCTGAATATGAATTTATATAATTCTTCAAACATTGCTACTCCTTGTATTTCTCCAAAATCTCTGTAATTGCTTTCATATGCTCTGCTACTTCCGGCAAATCTTTATCGCTGATCCTGTCCAAGCCTTCTCTTTTGAACTCATAAAGTTCATATACTCCGTCTTTTATCTGGCAAAATTCCTCTGCCAGCTCATTCTCTTTCTCTGCATTATAGTTATATTCATAGAATTTTTCATGCCTGTCATGGTCGCCGAATTTATCTGTCGTAATTTTTGTTCTCTTCGGTGTGATTCTGGTAATTGTTGCTGGAATGATGCGATCATGCCTAAAACTTGATATATATCCAGCTCCGACCTTTCTTGCAACACCAACCACATCCCCGACTTTCAATGTGTCTTTGTCTATCTCTTTTAATTCAATGTACATTTTTCTCACCTACCCTGTATAATCTTCGAACCGCTCACACGCCATGAATGCGAATCTGGAATTTACCCATCTCTGCATTCTTTTCAGCTGATCACGTTTCTTTAATTTGTATTTGTCGTATATCATCACATATGGTGCGTATCCTAAATCTCTTAACGTATATATCCGATCAAGGTCTTGCTCCAATGTTGTGTCAAATCCACACAAGACATATACCGTCATTTTCCCTCTGCCCCATCCAGTTAGTTTTTGAAACATCTGGAATTTTGGAACAATGATATCTTTGTCCTGATATCTATCCCATGCAAAATGAATCTGCTTAATCTTCATTCGTTTGATGTATTCTGCCTTTTCTTCGGTCATAATCCTTATGTCGCATCCCTGTGAGAAATCTATCCAAGCCTTGCTATCAATAAGCTGCTGGCTCAGTTCTTTCCATTCCATGCAAGCGAACATATTTGGATCCAGTAGAACGATATTCCTCTGACCACGCCAGAACTCGGACAAATCAGCTACCTTCCGACTCTTCTGCCCTTCTTTCTTTTTCACAATGCAGAAATCACAACCTCTTGGACATCCTCTTGTCAAGAACCCGTAGGCGGTATCTCTACATAGTTCTGGATACAGGCTGTAATCTGGATAGATATGTTCGATTTCATCCGGCAGCGGCTTGCCACCAGACGGATATTCATAACCCGTACCGCCTTTGATTATTTCTCCAGCACACACTGGATGAGGATAATCTTCCGTGAATGTAAATACCTTGCTCATATATACCCTGTCTGGTGGATTCAGCCATGCAGTCAGCGGATCGTACCACTCAACTTGATCTTCGTTCTGTTTATGCCATGCCGACAGTTTCATAAGTGGCAGATTCGGAAAATTATGACCATCTACATCAATTAGTGCTATTCTCATTTCTGTCCTTTCATATAACATCCCCAGAACGTTCCAGATCTCTTTCCGCTGTGATGCCCGAACAATGGTTTCTGACCTATGGCTTTCCAAACTTTCTGCGCCGGAATATCCGTTTCCGCCCATTTAAAGATCAACACTCCATCTTCTTTCAGAACTCTCATACATTCCTGGAACCCATCATGTAACATTTCCGGCCAGTGTTCGTCCAGTCTTCCGTATTTTTTAGCAAGATATCCGGTTTTTCCGGCATATCTCAAATGTGGTAGATCAAACACAACCAGTGAAAACGATTCATCTTCAAACGGAAGATCTGTGAAGTCGCATTGTATATCCGACTTCACGATGCATTTCCTCTCTGACTGTCCGTCTCCACTTTTCCAAATTCCGGTCAACTCTTCTTCTCGGATATCGCAATATACTGCTGCCGGATGTTCTTTGTTAAACCAGATCGTTCGTGATCCGCACGTTACATCTAATATTTTCTTATCATTCATTTTCTTCACCTACGCAAATCTTAATTGTTCCTGTGTATCATCAATGCTCATTTCGACGTTACCTCAATGAAGTCCTCAATGCTCATCTGCGACTCTTTTTCAACTTTCAGCATTTCATTCTTAGCTCTTGCATAGAAATTTCGGTCAATCTCAAATCCAAATGCACTTCTACCAAGATTTCTTGCTGCTCTCAACGTGCTTCCTGATCCGCAACATGGATCAATAATTACATCTCCAGGATCAGTAAATGTCTGAATCAATTGTTCCAACAACCTTACTGGCTTCTGAGCCGGATGAATTTTCGGAATATCTTTTCCATCCTTTTCCCACTTGAACCAGTTAAATACCATATGTCCTGTACCTCGAATTGTTTTCCCATTTTCATCAAATTGTGCGCCATTTCTAAATTTTGGAAGTTTGTCTCGGTATAATACCAAAGCGTATTCCGTAGCACCTACAATACGCATATTTGCTTTCAATACCTGTGGACTGTAATTTTTCACAAACACAAGCGGTATGTAGTTCACAAATCCATGTTTCTTAGCTGCGTTGATCAGTGTGCTTAATTGCTCGAAACTGCAAAATACAATCATGCATGGCGCATCAGAACTTCGTCCACGCTTACCGGCTTTCTTAGGCTCTTTCTTTAACATCTTTGAGCAAAAATGAAAATACTCATATAGATTGAAATTAAAATCCGAATTGAATGCTGCTTTCTTTGCAAGTTTGCTTTCACCGTTTTTATTTTCTCCACCTTTGTACCACATAGGGTTACTGCCATAAAAGTTGTTACCGACATTGTACGGCACGTCGGCTATGATTAGCTGCGCTGGTGGGATTGCATATTTCTTATAGTTCTGCATGGAATCTCTAAAGATTTCACATTTTATTTTCTTTATTCTCTGTTTCATTTTCTCGAAAGGAGCCGATATATCTTTGCCCGGCCGGAGCTCCGTACTCCTTTCTGTAAATTACATATTGTTTCTAAGAATTACGTCTATATATCCAGTTTGCAGTTCATATGCCGGCATTACATCTTTTACCCATATAATCGCACCCTTTGGATGTTCGTACTTCCATTCTTCTTCCGTCAGTTTCACATTTCTCAGTACCCACGCATGAGGTCTTTTATACCTTTTCTTCAACTCTGAATAAGATATGTCAACACAGTGTTTTTCTCTTTCCTCAGACCAATCAGAACAGGATATTGGATATGTAGAGTCTATAATACATGTGCCTTTTACAAGGTTTGTCCCACTTTCCAGTAAATAGATCGGCTGTCCTATTTTCTTGGTATTACTACCTCTTATTTCAATAGTTTTCTTCCCACTAAGAATAAGATTTAACCATCTCTTTTTTACAATTAGTCCATCCATCATTTCACCTCGTTTGCTACCTGGAATCCCATCCTTGCCACATTCCTTAGATTTTCTCTTATCAGTGCTTTGTTGGTAATATGGTGCTTATTAAGCCATTCGTAATCCTCAGCACATTCATGTGCATAACGTTCAGCTTCGTATTCATACTCTGCTTTTGCGACTTTCAAACACTGAATCATGTAATCTATCTTTTCTCCTGTGCTCATAGTTACTCCTTTACCCGGCAGATTCTCTCTGCTACTGCATAGAACTTTCCTTCATGGTCTTCGCAATATTTTTTCAGCACTCTTTCCTGTGCTTCATCTTCTGATTCTTCGACCATTTCTTCCTCATGTACGCATTGCTTGCCTTCAATAATTCTGACAATGTAAATAAATTCCGTCTCAATCGGCTTTTTCTTATGGTCAGCTTTCCACTGTTTGAGGACTTCAAGTACTTCTTCTGCTTTATCTCTTCGGAAGTTTTGACACAGCATTCCCCCTTTTGCTTCACTAATAGGACATCCATCACAGCTTTCGTTTTCACAACAAATTTTACCTAAAATCTTAGTTGCTTCTTCCGCACTCATTTCTTCTACTGGTTCAAGCATATCTTCATACCAATCGTAAAAGCCGTTATCCTCTTCAATTTTGTATTGATCTTTTTTCACTTCACTAACCGTAACTATCATTCCGTTATACTTCAATGTTTCTGGACTAAAAGTAGATACACAGTGAGCTTTCATATACAAAGGTAAGTTTTCTTTTACTCTTACCTTGTCTCCAACCTTATATTTCATCTTCCTCACCTACGCTTTCGTTGAAATTCCGTTAACTTCTACATAATCTACTGGCAGTACCATGCATTTTCTTCCGTCAACTTCCTTGATTTCTAAATTGCTGATGGAATCTGCATCGATAGTTATCTTCCCCTCTGGAACCTGGATATTAACCACCTTGTTGTCGCAAATGTTACTTGCCATAACAGGCACATTCCCGATGTTCTCCCGGTAAGCACCCTCGAACATTTCCATCTTTTCATCCGGTACACTGCTGTTACAGAATATCTTTTTCAGTTCGTTCCTATCAATTTTGTACGGCTCCGGGTCTTCTGCATGGCGTTCCATCTCTTCGCTAATGCCCTCATAGATGTCTTTCACAATCTTACAGTCTGCATCTTCTCCAAATACATCCCTTAACAACTTACCGAATTTATCTTTCTCTTCATCTGCAGATACCACCAAATCAATTCCAAGTAGCTCACGAACCATTTCTTCTTGTACCTCGGCAGACTTCCGGGTGTAATAGAGTACACTATGTACATCCGTCTGTCTGTCGTTAAATGCCGGGAATAGAAATCCTTTGTCCGGCATATCTACTACCCAATCACGGGTTCTCTCTTCCATCCGTTCATCTTTCCCATTGTAAGTAAGACCGGCTTTTGAAAGCTTCACTGGGCAGATGCAACAAAGAATGAAATCGTATACTTCCTCAGATGCATCTTCCAACATTTCTCCGTCCGATGTCTTTCCCGGTACGTCATATACTGCATGGATAAGTATGATGTAGTAATTCTCAGCACAGTCATAAGACGTAAGAATCTTTTCATAGAATTCGTCCAGTAATGCCGGGTCTCTCAGTTTGCTTTCTCTCAGATTCATTAACAGTTCATGTTCTTCGCCCTCTGGGTCACTGCTCCTACTTTCTTTCGGCTTGTATTCCAGGTTCAACAAGTTCTTTCCGATTTTCCCAGATAAGGTCTTCTTGAAAATATCAAAATACTTAAATGCCTGTTCTTCCGGCAGTGAAAGAAACGCTTCTTCTCTTTCCATGCGTTTCTCTTTTTCTCCATCCACGTAGCATCCGGCTATACGGGTGATCGCACAATTCTCCGGTGTGAACTGTTTTCTGATTTCCAATACTTCTTTTTTATTCACTTTCTATCCCTCCTAAACCAAAACTTTCGTTTCTTCTTTTCTCGTTTCTCTTTCTGCTTTTTAGACCACTCTGCAAGATATTGTTCCTGTTCCTGATCTTCCTGTTCCTGTCGTGTCACTATGTCACCTCTTTCATCAATTCCTCTATATACAGATCCATACTATGAACCAACTTAATACAATTTCCATGCAATGCATGGTTCTTCCATGAATTATATTTCTCATAGAATTTTTCTTCCGTGAGTTTCCCGGCTTTCACATCTTTTACAAGTTTTCGAAATTTCTTCTTATTCTTCCGCTTGTTCTCTCCGGTCAATTTCCGAATATATTTCCCATCGGCCGTCATATAATGATGAAATCCTAAATATCGCATTCCTTTTCTAAACGGTATGATCTGTGTCTTTCCGTTCAATTCAAGTCCAAGTGTTTTTAGCATTTCTCTGATGTATTCCAAACACCATTTCAAATATTCCTTATCTTGATGAATCAAGTAGAAATCGTCCATATATCTTCCATATTCAGTAATTCCAAGCTCGCCGGTTGCCATACAATCTACTGCATGAACCATAAGCAAGGCATATACCTGTCCGGCTTGATTGCCGAGTGGCAAGCCAGGATTCTCGCTGCTATCAATCAATTTATGATTCAACCACGTTGTGTACGGGTCTGGGAAGAAATAATCTACAATATCTTTCAAAATCTCATGGTCAATTTCATAAAAGAAATGTCTTATATCGCATTTCAATATCCATCCGTCTACGCCATGTCTCTGATAGAATGATTCCATGTGCTCCCTTAATCCATCTAATGCATACAGTGTTCCTTTTCCTATTTGTCCGGCAGAATTGTATTTTATAAATACATTCTTCAATTTTGGATGCAGAATGTTGTCACAGAATACGTGCTGCACTACTTTATCTTTAAATGAACACGATTCAATCACTCTCTGTTTCGGCTCATATATTTCGAACCGATTATACGGAGCAACTGTGTATGTCTGATTCTCTAACTGCTCTTTTAGGATATTGATTCCATCTAAAGCGACATTAGAAAATCTTGCAGTGCTGCTATTAAATTTCTTGCCAGACTTAGCTTTTCGATAAGCGTAATACAGATTCCCGTAATCCGTGACAATTTCTTTATCCATTGGTACTCCTTTATATTTACCTCTATGAGGACGGTTCGTTTCCTTTTTGTATCTTTCCCGATTTCGGCTTGATGCCTACTCTGACTCCCTGTTATACAGAATAGGCGCACCCCGTCACTGTTGTTGTAGTTATTGTTGTTGATGTTACCGGACGGCGAAACAACCGCTTAACGGAAACGAACCTAAAGTGTATTTATCTTTTCCGGTCTTTGGTTCTCCATGCAATAGCCATATGTTTTACATCAGATACCAACTTTGACCAATATTCCACGCTTTTTTCACTGATGATATTTAGCTCATAGGACATCTCTATGTAGAAAAGTAGTTCATCGCAATATGTAATTGCCTTTGTCTGCATCTCAAGTCGATCTCTTTTATAATTCTTGATATCCGTTCTATTCGCTTCAAAGAGCATTTCATAGATTTCCATTGACTTATTCTGCATTTTATCAACAAGTGAAAATCTATATTTTTTTGGATATCGGTTGGCATTACTGGTCACTTTCAATGTATGGGTGGCCAGTTCCTTCGCCTTTTGAATTACTTTCAGATCATTCTCTGCCATTAATCATCATCTTCCTCACAAGATTCAAAGATTGAAGAGGAAAAGATACAAACTGGGCGAACGCCGTACCTGTCGTAGTAGTCATTGAAGTTGATGTCACCGGACGGCGAAACAACCCGAACATAGGTGTCATCATTATTACAAGCCGTGCTGTCTGGTGTAAGTGTCCACCACCATTTACTCCTATTCGGCAGGAACTTTCTATACTTCCGGTATTCATCCACAGAAATAAGCGAAACATAATCTCTACAAGTTCCATATTCCGTCTGACCATCTAACGAAAGTAAATTGCGTTCAAACTCGACCAGCGAATCCACTCCCAACTCATTTTCAATCTTTTTGCGGAGATCAGTGTTTAACTCATTTCTCAAATCACTGGATTTCCAATCGTTGCAATTATCATCAAACTTTCTGTCTCTTCCGTAAAAATCTTCCGAAATTGCAAAATATCCATTTTCAAGCTTGTCCAGCACCAGCCAGTTAATACCGGCAACTTCAATCGTCTTTCCGATTTCCGGCTTCTGGTATTTTTTTCTTAACTGCTCAAAAACTTCATTAAGATTTTTAAGGTTTTCTCCGAATTCTTTTAACGTCATCATGTTTTACTCCTCCTCAACTTTGGATACAAAGATATTAGATTTTAAGATACAAAATGGGCGCACCCCGCCACTGCGGCCGTAGTTACTGAGGTTGAAGTCACCGGACGGAGAAACAACCGCTACTGAATACTCCCATCCTCTTTCTTTCGTACTCCAAGATGTGCAAGTCCAGTACCAATCCGGAAGGTCTTTGTTTACAAGCAGATCATTGTATTCACGTGCTTCGTCAAATGTCAGAGGTCTTACTTTTGTCAAGAGTTTTCCAAATACTTCCTGTCCATCAGCTGTTACTAATCCGGCTTCATTTGTACAAATATTTTCTCCTCCGAATTCATCAGAAAACTCATTGAGAATTTCGCCTTCGCACAGTTCTCTTAATGATGATTTCCTGTAATCTGTACAATCATCATCAAATTTCACATCTTCACGATATAAGTTTTCTGTAATAACTACAGTGGAATCTTCTTTCTGTTCCAGTACAATGAATCGCCCGATACCTGTATCAAACTTTCCACCAACCGGAATGTCTTTCAGCATCACTTTGTTTTTCCGGTCTTCTTTTTCGATAGCTGCTACTAATTTCTTAGCTAATTCCAATATATTGCTTTTGCTCATTTTTACTTTCCTCCTGTTTCTTCTGCTTTAAGTATTCAAAATGATCCGCATAATGTGGTTTCCGTTTATAACCCTCAATAGCCTGTTCCTGTCTTGTCACAAAGTCACCTCCGAACATCGTTCTTTTTGCTACGTCTTACTATTCTCCGCTTTTTCTTTGTTTCTCCTGGTAATTCAGCTTTAGAACTCGCCCAACTACAGTCTGCCAAAGGGCAGATAAAACAGTTTGGATAAGTGCATCCATCCGGTTTTCCCATATTCTTCCTCCTATGTAATAAGCTTTCTCTCTAGATCATTCATGTCATAGTTCCGGCCATCGAAATTATTAAATCCTTTTTTCTCCTGTACGCTATCCTCGTACTGTCCCTCAGACACTTTTGTAAAGTTGTTTGGCAACACGAACCAGTCAAATGTTATCTTCCAATTCTTCACTTTCCCTTGTAAGTACTTGCTTTTCTTCACGTTGTCCACAGCTTGCAAGACTTCTTCCAATCCGTTGCTTTCTAACCTCGCTTGCAAATTCTGATATCTTTTCGAAGTCTTTTCTATCTTCTTTACGGGTTTTATCCCGTAGCTTTCCAAATCATTCCAGGATTTTATCACAGCTTCAACGGATCCATCGTCTTTCTCCGGCTTTTCTTTCTGCATTATCGGCTTATCTTTTTTTTCATTCTTCTGTTCGGTCTGGTATCTTGCGTAGTTATTCACCGTGTATACGGTATATCGGTTTGTTGTTTTGCATGTAATCTCACCTGTTTTTCTCAAATGTGAAAGTGCTGTCCTTAATTCGCTCTCAGACAACCCTGTTTCTTTCGAAAGAACGGATATCGAAGAGACAAATGATCCCCTTTTGATTTCTTCTCCTCGGAAGCTTGCATCTTTCCAGTTGGCTTTTAACAACATGTGTAAGAATAACCGACACGTCTTTATATCTGGATACCAGTCCCATTCCAGTATTTTTCTGCTAAGTTTTATGTAATTCTCGCTCACACCTCTTCAATATCCACCTCAATTCTCGGATTTTTCTTATCAACATAGAATTCATCCGTGAATCCAACTATGTTTTTCCATCCATCGTCCTGTAAGACTTTGGTATCTACTAATGCATCTTGGATACACTTTCGCCCAAATGCGCTCACATTATCCAAATCCCGTCTCTTGTCCGGCTCATACCATCGGTAGTGCATCCGTACTTTTCTTGTTATTCGCAATCTTCCGAATTGCTCATATATAGCTTGCATCACACGGGATTCATTATCTTTCTTCATATCCGCTCCCTTGTACCTGTTGGTATTCAGTGCCCGGATATAATCATTCATGTTGTTCATTTTGCCTTTCACCATCAAAATGTAATGCATTGTAATCCCTACCTATCTTTTTCCAACTCTCAAACGTCTGCTTCATGCAGAGCCGTTTATACTGGATCGCTCTGGCTCTATGTAATTCTTTCCCAATGTATTCATGGAATGCTTTTTCATCTACCGGATCACCCGGAATCGGTCTGAATACGCCATCTCCAATATTCACAATACAGTCACCATTGTTATTCGCATGCTCTATCATTCTTCGAAAGATTCTATCAACATTCATGTTGCACGGACGTTGTATTGCGTTTCTATGTCCATCCGGTATTCGAATAAAATAGCTTTCTGCCGTCTCTCTATTCTTTCCCAAACGCTTTTTCTCCTTTCTGCCGGAGTGTGGCTTCTCCGGCCGTGATACAATATCTTGTGCTGTGCATATCGAATGGGTGAGATGATATGCGTTAGAACCTGTTAATAGTTCCTTTTGCCACATGAATCTATATTTATTTAGTTACAACCTGTTCTTTCCGAACACCTGTATGAACTCTTCTCTTGTTCCGTAGTGTTCTTCAAAATATCTCTGTGCCATTTGCTTAAGTTCTAAGTCCAACCCACTGTTTGGGTTCCCGTGTACGCTCTCGGGCGTAAATTCATGTAAATGTGGTGCTAACGGAATCACAAATCCGTATTCTTCCGATTTTTTTCTGTACGGACCATAGAAAATGTGGTGTCTGTGGCAGTTTGGGCTTCCTGTAAAGTAGCAGTGTTCCATATCGTCAGTGAATACACTTTTAAGTCTTTTCGCCAATCTTCATACCCCATCTTTCTTTCATCTCTTGAATCTGGTTCGGTGTCATTGTCTCTATTCCAAGTTCTTTCGCTTCGTACACAGTCCCGTCAATCAGTTTTGACATTTCATCGGTATCGTAAGTATGTGAACCTCGCATTACCAGATTCACCCGGAATACTTTTCCTTTCTGATTGGTGGTTGTCCTAGACGTAGGTTGCAGATGAACAAATTCCACATTGTATGCGTCTATATCATCGTCCAATGGGAGCGGAACTAATGCACCGTTAATGGTTTCGTACTGTCCGTATTCCGCTATTAGCTTATTCTTTATGTACACCTTGCTGTTCCCGGTCACATCTGCAATCTTTCCAACCAGTACATGAAAGTAAGAGTTTGCATCGAGACTTCTTTTTTTCTTGTATGCCTTAATCGTTATTGTAATCTGCTTACCTCTAAGGTTCTCAAATGCCTGTCTCGCGTCTTCGTTTAGCGTTAGACTGGCTTTTTGCTTATTGGTGGCAAAATCCACCGCCAAGCTATCAAAAGTACCTGTATAGTCCATTTACACACCAAACATCTTTCTGGCTTCTTCCTGATTATCACGGAACCACCCGTACTGCTGTTGCGTCAGATCTTCAATCTTCTGTGCACTGTATCCGGCTATAGCCTTTACTTCATCAATTTTGTTTTTTTCAAATATCTTCCGAAGTTCTTTTATCTGCCCTTGTGTAATCTTTCCGTCATTGGCTTTCTGTTCTTTCTTTCCACCGCTCTTTTTATCGGCTCCCGTCTGCTGTGCGTATTCGTTCGTTTCAGGATCCTTTACATCATCCAGAAGAAATAATGCGTTCATGGCGTACTTTCTGGCGTAGCTTGATGCGGATCCAGTAACCTGTGATTCGTCCATCTTCGGTTTCGTCTCCGGCTCCCGTGCATACGCCGGAACAGATATTTCTCCACCATTTTCGCAGTCGATAAATGTTGCTGTCGATTTCACGTATACTCTTCCGGCTATCTCCACGATTTCATCTTTCAGCGTAAGAGATACATTGTATTCCCTTGAATATTTCTTGAACTCATTCAAGATACTCTCTGCGCTTCTGTAATCGTATCCACCAAAATCGTTATGTTTGTCTTTCGGTACATCCATTCTTGTCTGGATCTCGGAAAGCTTCTCTGTGATATCAAGTTCACGTTTGCTCTTTTCTTCTGCCATTACACATCTTTCCTTTCAAAGTAAACGCCTAGAGAAGTTAATGCCATTTCAATCTCTTCCAGTTCTGCATCCGTAGCCTTAACCGTAAATACTACCGTCTTCGAATCTTCCGTGGTGAGTTCCGCTGCTTTCACTTCGTCCACCGTCTTAATCTGGTCGATGGCTTTCTGTTCCGCTTCTGCCTTAAGTCTTTCCTCTTCACGGATTCTGGCACGTTCTTCTTCTCTTACCCTCTCACGTTCTCTTTCGAGTTCACGATCACGTCTTTCCTGTTCCTCTTTCTCTTTTCTCCGTAAGATTTCCGCTTTTTCCTGTTCGTAACGGTTAATCATCTGGATAGCAAGAGCAAGGTTGTTGTTCTCCATGTACAGGTTCAACGCCTGTTCCTCTTTTTCAGACTTCATAGCCTTAATGGTTGCGATATCCTGTCTGGTCTGCATAACCTTTAAGTTTATCTCTTCCCGGATAGATTTCATTGTGGTGGATGTATTTGTCCACTTCTCACCGTAGATTTTTTCCAACGGCATGTAGTCATGTAGTTCCTCTTCCACCAATTCGTTGTACAGGTTCTGGATTTCTGCTTTTTTCTCTTCTACACGCTTCGCTTCAAACTCTTTCACATGTCCGTCAATCAGTGCGATAGGTTTATCAATCACTCCGATCAGCTCTTTCACCTTGCCCTCGAACACTTCATAAGGCTTCATGTACTCTTTCTTCACTTCAACCTTGCGGTCGTTCACTGCCTTTCTCAGCTTTCTGAGGTCTGCCAAATCACCTTTGGCTTTCTGCTTGTCTTCTTCCGCAAACCGCTTTGTCTCATACACTGCCATCTCTGTTTCAAGAGATTTTTTGATGTCCTCAAAGTTTCCGGTGATAACCCCCATCGTCTGATTTATTGTCAATTCCAATTTCTGCATCTCGTTTACCTCCTAAAGTACTTTCACGATTGTTTTACACTTATTTTTTTCTGCCACCTTGTCGGCAAGCTTATGCACATAAGCCTTGTCCATATCTGTTTCATAGGCATATGCCCCGATACGGTATTCCAAGTCCGGTTTGCAGATCATCCATATCTCTGCCATCTTCTTTCCCTCCTGTGATCTCTTTCACACATTCTTCACATAGCGTCTGTCCGTCAAATGTGTATAAGCTGTCACCACTGTATACAGGTCTTCCACAGCATGTGCAGTATTCCTGTTTTTCTTCTTCCGGCTCCGGCGGTATGGTCTTCCAATGGTCATAGCCTTTAATGCTTTCCATCTTCATCCCACCCCATTAACTTTAAAATCATGTCTCGCTCAACATAGCTGCTTTTGTGGACAAATCTTTTCAGTGTGTCCAGTTGCGCTTTCTGGTAGGCGTATTTCTCAACAACTTCTCCGTAATCTTCAACAACGTCTGCTACCGCATCCATTACGCTCTCTAAGCTATCTTTTTTCTCTTCTCCCATGTTCAAATCTCCTTTCATGTGTTATAATTTTCTTGAATGTTTTTCTGAGTGCTTGATTGGATTTTCCATCGGCACTCTTTTTTATACGCATCCGGCTATCATAACCGCCAATGCGTATAGCGTTATCACAAGTGCTATCCTGTAGTAGTTAAGCTTGTCTTCCATGTGCTACCTCCTACCCGATCATAAGTGTCAGCATTGCAATGAATGTTACGAACCATAAGCAACGCCAAAAAACTATTTTTCTTTTCAGCTTGCGGATAATCTCTGTTGCCATTGTCATGTGTGCTTTTCCTCCTGTTCTTCAGATTTGCGAATTACAGGAGAATGTGTTATAATTAACCTGTATTCGCTAAGTGTTCTTTAGCGGTACACCGCCCTGTCTGGTATGCCAGTACCAGCGGGGCACTTTTTATGTCCCTTTTATCGTCAGACCGATTGTGTCTGACATATATCTATATTCTTTTTATTCTTATTCTTCTTTATATTCTTCTATTGTTGTCAACTGGCTTGCGAATTGATTGTTAATGGATTGTTGTGTGGCTTGTTAACCGTTTTTTGCTTGACAAGCAGTTTTGCCTTATTTTTCAAGGGTTTTAGCTTGTCATTTGCTTGTCAACTGGCTTGTCAAAATTTTCGATTTTTTGAAAATTTATTTAATTTTGGCTTGTCAATTGATTGTTAATGGATTGTTGTGTGGCTTGCGACCAGTTACCGTTTTTCCCTTATTTTTCAAGGGTTGTGGCTTGCTAAGTTGCTTGCGATTTGACCAAAAATCAACTACAATTTTCACATTTACCGTAACAATAATTTGAATACATTGAAAAATAAATATTTTTAGGCTTTTTTACTGCCTTTCGTACCTGTTTTTTTCACCTTTTTATGTACGTTATTACCGCCAATGATGTTCCCATTTTTGTCAAGTTCGTCCCAAACATAGCGTCCTTTGCCGGAGTTTCGCCACTGTGAAAAACCTCTCAATTCTCCGTAGTCAAGCCATTCTTTTATGAGTTTTACATGGCTATCTAGCATACACTGAACGGTAAATTCCATTGTTGTGCCAACCGGAACGGTCTCTGAACATGCAAGGGATATTCTTTCTCCCTGTGGTGTATTTGCCCGGAGCGGTCTCTGACACGTTCCCATATCCCCGTCAAAAATCAGAGGTATTTTGCGCTCTTTCACAAAAATAAGACCGTCAATCTCCTTTTTGTACGCCTTGATTTTTGATGATTCACTACCTTTAACCTTGCGGAGCATTCCGCATGAATCTTTGAACATTCCTTTTACCTGGTAGTCATATACGAACGGTTTCCCGTCTTCACTTTTGTGGAAAATCGTCATTGATTTCTCTTCTACTGCATCCACACCAAGTGTTGCTACTTCGTCCTCGCGGGACGGTGCGTCCGGTGCTTTGGATGCAATATAAGTCCGGTGAATCTCCTTATCCGCACACTGAGAACCTAATACTTCCTCAGTGAACGTTATTCTCACTTTTAATTCTTTCATAATATGTTTTTCTCCTTTTCAATTTGTTTTGGTGTCATTGCTGCGCTGTGCTGTTCTTCTCCCTTTCTATTCTTCTCCTCTCCATTTCGCAACTGGGCTGTTCCCTGCGCTTCCGTTTCAGAGCTTCTCTTTTCTAATCTCTGCCTATCTTTTCCATCTCAGTTACATTCAGTGCTTAACATTTCAGCTCCATAGCCTCTCAACTCTTGGCTCTTCCATTGCATTTCAGTTCAATACTTTTCTTTTCCTTTCCGTATCGTCACATCCCTGTATTTAATTGTTATGTACTCCGGCACCCCTTATGTTTTCTTCGCCGGAGCGTCCGGCTTCTTTTCTGCTTCATCTGCCAGACTTTCTACTTTTCCAAGAAAATAACCTTTGTCAAATTCAGATAAGTTAGGCATTGCCTTTTTTATCTTCTCAACTATCTTTTTTTCTTTCTCACTCATGCACTCACTTCCTTTCTGTGCTATACTCCTTGTATCAATACCAAGGAGGTACTCTTATAATGGAAATCGATTCTAAAAAACTGGCACAGATGATATCAGATTCTGCAATCGGGATTTACAAGAAATCTCATTCTGATTGCTACGAAAAATATCTGGATAAATACGGTGCTGATATTGCAATGTCAAGAGCAATAAACGAATCAATCCCGATTCTTGTTGAGTATTTAGTAAAAGAAATTATTGAACTTAATAAGTAAGCTTTTTCCCGGTAATGTTGTAACTTTCTTTAATCTGCATAAGCTTTTTATCTACATCGTCAAATTTCCTTGAAATAACGATAAAGAATACCGCCATTACTGATAATTCAATAATTTTATTTTTCATTTTTGCTATCACCTCCTTGTTGATTCTACTTTTGCAAGGAAATATCCTTTATCAAAGTCCGACAAGGAGGAAAAACCTTTTATCACCCGTTCCACTATGTAAGCATCCAAACCAATTCTTTTAATCTCTGGATGCTGTTCAATTAGAACATCATCAAATCCTTTGAATGTGCATGGCCGGCTTTCTTTTTGCTCAACGCTTAGAAGTTCATTCAACTTTTTACAGGCTTCATCAAATGGAATTTCAAAGTATTCTCTTCCATTTGGAGTGTGTTTTCTGTGATTGCAGTAATGTCTGTGCATTTCTCTTTCTATGTCAAATGGATTGCTCAAAAATTCACTTGCATAGATTCTTCTAACCTTGTACGGTATCTGTTTTGCTCTACGTTCCACATTTCCAGAAACGCCTATCTTTACAAAGCCGTCACACTCCATCACATAAACTCTTTGATTCACTTTTTACCTCCTAACGTTTTTTAAATCCTATATTTTAGGATTCTCTATCCACAAAAATAAAGTCCATAGGAATACCAGAAAGTTCACTGATGATTCTTAACTGACTTAAATCTGGCTCTGTTTTACCTAACTCCCAATTAGTTACAGTTGCCGGAGAAACGCCCACTTTCTCAGCAAATTCTCTTTGTTTCAGCTTCGCATTAACTCTACATGCTGCTATGGAAATCCTCGGAACTTTGTAAGTCTCTACCATTTAGGTTCCTCCTTTCTTTATCTTATGCCTGTATTATAATCCTATTTTTTCGTATTGTCAATATAACAATTTAATTTTTTAGGATTCTTGTTGAATTTTTTAGGATTCTGTGATACTATAATAAACGTAGAGAGGAGGTGTTAACATGACCGAGGAGGAACAGAGAAAAATCTTCGCAAAGAACCTAAACTACTACATTTCCAATAGTGGAAAGCAACAAAAGGAAGTTGCTGAAGCGTTAGGATTCCCCCAAACAACTTTTAATACTTGGTGCACTGGCAAGATAATGCCGAAGATGGGAAAGGTACAGGCAATAGCTGATTACTTTAAGATTTTAAAATCCGACTTGATTGACGATAAATCATTCAAGGAACCATCAGAAGAATTTCTTGAGATTGTAGCAAAATTAGGCGCAGACGATGAACAGTTTCAGAAAATTATAATTGATTATTATCACATGAGCACAGACAGAAAAAAAGTTTTTTGCGAGTTTTTCAACACTTTCGTTTCTGGCAACTAAAAAGGAAAAGGGGACATTAAGTCCCCTTTTCCTTTTCTTCTCTATAGCACGCTTTGACAAAATAAAATACCAGTTTTAAATATTTTTCGCTTGTCATTGCGGTTACTGCTTCAAGAATCCGAGTTTTGTAATATTCTTGCTGTTTCTTTTCGTCCACATAAATCCCTCCAATATCCCGACACGTCATTCCAGTAGCGATTACCTACATTATAGAACATATGTTTGTTATCTGTCAATGTTTTCGCTGATAGCATCTTTTACTATAAGATAGATGTACCTCATTAGGCGGGGGTCACGGATGCCTTTTATCATCCGCTTGATTTCGTTTTCATAAGTATCCGTCCATGTTTTGTTGCTCTTGCTGTTCATTTCGTCCTTTCCCATTAGATTACCTCCTATCAATGGCTTGACAAGTGCCATTTTTGTTTTATAATAATACATTGTAATACCTACATAGATTATAACTCGAAACTATAGTCAAGATGTTGGCCAAAATATCGTATTTTTCTTACAAAAAGAATGAAAAATAGCCAAGATATTAGCCTTTTCGACAGGATGTGACGTAATGCTAACGAAAAATGAAATGTTGGATAACTTTGCACATAACATCGAAGAAGAGCGGAAAAACCTTGATTTTACGCAAGTTCTCTTTTCTAAGATGTTGGGTGTATCTGTGTCCACATACAAAAACATCGTTTCACGGAAGACTAATAATCTTGACGTTTTCTTAGCACTAAGGTTGTCGCAACTAACGCATAAACCTATCCCTGATCTCTTAGGGTGTTCTTCAAAGGAATACGAGGTATTGGGAAAGTACAGGCAATTGACTGACAGACAACGTGCGTATATTCTTGGCAAGATGGACTATGAAATCTCTATGAAAGTGTCGGAAACGGATCCCGAAAACATGTTGGATGTTCTATGCCCCACTGGTGAGATGGCTGACGGTATGATATTGGATTCCTCACACGAAGAACGGATATACTGCCCGGAATACATAAAAAAGTACGGTGAGACGTTACATTGTGGTATAAAGATAACGAGCAACCACTTGCTCCCTGTATATGTAAAGGGTGATATCATTTGCATATCCAAAAGAGTACCAAGAAACGGTGATACCGTGATTATTATACACAAAGAAACAGGACGTGCGTATATAAGGCGGTATGTACAGAGAAGTAAGACAAAGTTAGTCCCGATCAACGGCTTCGGTGATGTCATAGAAGTTGATCCGAATAGTTTTGAAGACATGGAACAATGGGTAAGGTTTGGAGTTGTGATTGCGGTATTAAGAAGATAGCATACTATGTATGCGGAGGTACTTATATGCAGAATAAAAAGGTCTTGGAATTAGATAGCTTTTTCGGGAAACTTGTTGCTTGTGATGAATATGTAGAGATTATTCCTACGTATGTAACAGATTCTCGAAAACAAGGGAGAAAATTCTATTATCAAAACATTAGTGGTATAACATGCAAAGAACCAAGTGTTTGGTGGGGGCCTGGATATATACAATTTATAATTCCGGGAGAACAGGCCAAGCAAATAAAATGGATGGACAAAGGCTGGAAGAAGACGGTTAAAAATGATCCAAATTCTTTACTTCTTTCGGTTGTAGGAAAAGATTACAAAAAAAGATATAAAGAATTTATGGATTTTCTAAACAAAAAGATAAGTGAAAAACCAGAATCTACCGCAGAAGTTGCAAATGATCTAAATCAGTTAAAAGCATTAAAAGAACTTCTTGACTGTGGAGCAATCAATAAGCAAGAATTCGAAGAAAAGAAAAGAAAAATACTTAATAGAATATAATTATAGCATACTATATAATGAGGGAGGAATTAAAGTGAAAAAGAAAAAAGGTGGATGTCTCAAAACTATACTTATAGTGTTCGGAGTATTCGTAGTAATTGGAGCTATAGGATCGTTGGCAGGAGGAGACAAAAGTGAACCTAAAAAAGTAAGCTCTTCTTCTGGTAAAAACGATGAAAGTTCTCAATCGGGAACAGTGGATGAGAAAAAAGAATTTCAGGTCGGTGAAACAGTATCTCTTAAAGACGTTAATGTAACATTAGTAAGTTCTACAGAATCAGCCGGAAGTGAATATGTGAAACCGGATGATGGAAAAGAGTTTTTGATACTTGAATTTAACATCGAGAACAATTCATCCAAAGATATCAATATTAGTTCTGCAGCGAACTTTGAAGCTTATTGTGATGATTATTCGTTGAATCAAGACATTCTCGGACAGCAAGCACCAGAAGCAGAGGGAAAAACGCAATTAGACGGATCAGTTGCTTCCGGAAAGAAAATGAATGGAATCATCGTATATCAAGTACCTACAGATTTTAAGAGCTTCGAAATTAATGTTGCGCCGGATTTCTGGTCAACAAAAGATATAAAATATGTAATTAATAAATAATTCAAAATCCCACTACTGGCGAGAAAACAGTAGTGGGATTTTTGGTATTGTATGTAAAGTGTAATGCTCTTATCTTATTTCACAACGCCGGATAAGAGCCAGTAGGTTACGATAAGTCCTACTTTTCTATCCGGTGTAAGTCCTCTGTTTCGCTCGAATACTTCTACGCACTTACCAAGATAGTCTGTCCACCCCCCATTGTAAGACAGCTTTGTAAAGCCATATACGTCTCTGAGGGTGCGTCTCAGCCATCTAATAGCCGTGATACAGTTGTGCGTCTGCCCCGACCATAAGATATGCGTTTTAGCAAAATTCTGCGAGCCGACACCAAACTTATTATCTACAGACAGTGCGTTGGTGTCAAATCCTATATTCATAGCTTTCTGCCATGCCCCAACACGGGTGTTTTCCAGGTAATATCTCTTGTCACCTTTCCAAGATTCATCTGTCGGTTTTGCTGCTGTGGCCTGTGTAGAATTCGGTTTCTGTACCGGCTTTGCAGTACCACCAAGATTCTTATACACATAGTTCACATCCACATAACCTGGAATGCCTGGAATAGAACCCTTTGACGTGTACTGCCACATGTCGATTCCGTCTACTCCGGCGGACTTAGAGCCGTAAGATGCAATCCACAGAGAATATCCCCATGTCTGACCGATATAGTTCTTATACCAAGATGTAGATGCATAGATTCCGGCTTTATATCCATGTGCCACCATTGCGTCACAAAATGCTTTTGCGTTGGCTTTTGCAACGCCCTGTGTTCCCCGCTGTTCGCTGTCAAAATATACAGGCCATGCCGGGGAATGTCCTTTTAGAAGTCTTAATGCGTGGTTGATTTCTCCCCGTACCGCACCTGTAGTCTTTGCGTAAGAATACAGATATACACCGTAAGGGATGCCAAGACGCTCACATTCAGATACATTTCTCAGCCATTTTTTATCGTCCTGTCCGGTCTGATCTTGTCCATATCCGCATCTGATGATAGCACCTACAATGCCTGATGCTTTTACTTTCGCCCAGTCGATGTTCCTGTTATGTTCAGAAACATCGACTATCCTATTCAATATATCCCTCCTGTTTTAAGTGTTCTTTCGTTTCTGTAATCTCTGATGCATGATCTTTCACAAACTTTTCTGCATCTGCTTTTTCCATGCCGTAGTGTTCTGCCAATTCGTCTACGGTGTATCCGTAGGCACAGCTTTTGACTACTTCGCAAATGGTTTCTTCGCTCAATTTTTCCATAATTACTTAATTTCCTTTCTATAAAGATACTATAATTATGGAGAAAGTTCAGAAAAATATCGTCCCCGTATTTTTCTGAGTTAAATAAAAATATAACTGATAGGTATGTATACTCATATACTACTTATCTTGATGCCGAAAAAAGTACAAAAACATCACTGACACTTAAAAGCATCAAGGCGACTGAACATGGAAGAAAATGTATCCTAATGTGCTGTGGTGCTATCAAGGCAACAACTTTAACAGCAAGGCTGAGCGTATACGTCAACGGTAAGAATAGTTGTTCCGGAATAGCATTATCCGCAAGCTATGTGTCGGTATTCGACAGTAATATTATAACCCTTCTGGAGGGCGAAAACGCGATTGAGATAAGACTGTCAGCACAAGCAAATACGACTACAGCATATCTTGGACGCTACCACAAACTCGGCTTCATTGTCGCAGAATTATAACTAATTATCCGAAATAGAATATTGCATAATTTATTCTAAAACTACCAACACTAGTGTTTTGATTAAGTACTGCGTACCATATGCCTTTTAAGTAGGAACTACCTTCTACATGTGCTTTTTGAGCCTCTGCATCTCCGTTAGCAAATAATACTACCGTATTTGCATTAGAAGAATTAGTTACGCCGAGCATTTTATTTATCTCTGAATTAGTAAATACTTGTATAGATGTGATAGCACTTGCGGTTACAACTTTTGATCCAAATTTCATTTTAGCTATATTTTTATTTAACTCACTAGCATATTTCACGATAGTTTGATTGTTTAGTTCTGCAAATCTCCAAGTAGATGCAATTCTTTTTTTAATGGAATCAAACAGAACTCCCAGCTTTGCTCTGCTTGTTATTGGAGTAGAATCTTCTATGATAATATCATCCGTATCGTTCACTTCTGTGACTTGTGGAAGATCTTTTATGTATTTTCCGTATATTTTCTGCGCTTTTAAATTTTCGTTAGCCATTTGCATCATCCTCCTTTGCTACTGCTAATGTTTGTGTGGCCATGCTTTCAAGTTCTGAAATTCTTCGTTCAAGTTCATAGATATCGTCTTCTGTAAGTAATTTTTTTAAATTTACTCCATTATGCCAATAAGGTTGTGAAAGACTTTGAATAACAGTATTTGCATTAATATCACCAACTTTTAATTTTACTGAAACGCCAGATTCTTCGCTTTCTGTAGTTGCTTCAAACAAATTATAACTTGATTCATTTATTTCCCTTTTTAGGTTTCCTGTCATATTTCCTCCGGCTGTCGGGACATAAGGTTGTCCGGATCCGGAGAAAACTTCATTTGCCGGAAAGTTAACATCTGTTTTTCCGTTTACTTTCCTTTCACATCCACCGATCGTTACAGTTCTTTCTGCTCCCCATTGTTTTGTAGTGATTCCCTCTGTTCCGTCAAATGCCGTTCCATTAATTTTAATGCTATTCTTCAAACTTGAAGCTTTTATGTTTGATAATTCAATAAAGAGTGTCTCTCTACCATCTGTAGTTCCATCCCCGGTCGCATCTCCTGTTATAGATACCAAAAATGGAGTAGCAAGCTTTATGGCTTTTTCTACTGTCATTAAAGTTTTCAGCATTCCGATAGTTAGTTGTAAATCTTCGGTTTTGGTGTGGAGCAAGACAGTATCTTCATCCGAAAGGCTATCAGCTTTATTTAATTCTTCTATATATACATCTGCCATTTTATCACCTACTTACTATTGCGTCAGACAAATCATCTACCAACGTCTCTACTTTTTTCACAAGATTATCATAATCTGTTTTCTTTACATATATTTCATCACTTTTCTGTGAAGAATATACAGTTGACGTACTGGTCTGTGTATCATCGATTCCGACCTTTCCGGCTATGATTTGGTTAGCCTTGTCGATAGCTTCATTCGCTGTCTTTGACGCTTCTCTTGCGTCTTCGATAGCCTGTTGAATATTTGCCAAGTCTTGCTCAAAATCTTCTCTTGTAGCCAACGTCTTAAATGTTCCGGCCGAAAAACAGATAAATACTTTTTGGTTTTCGGCCACTTCGTCTATAGTTACCGCAAATTCACCGGGGAGCATCTTACTTGCGTCAAAATCTGCAAGTAGTCCCCTACGCATCTGTATAGCCATATTTTCTCCTTTCTATCCAGGGATCCATCTTACAAGAGAAACACCAGATGGTTGTGTCGGTGTCCCTCCACCGCCAGCAGAACCGCCTTTTGTATACCGTAAAACGTAATCCCATCCTCTCGAATAATTATAATATCTGCATACCCATATTTCCGTTCCCGTCTGATCCCCGGCTTCTGGATGTCCTCTTGTAGATGATGCTTGCACCATCTGCCCACCACCGATGTACATTGCAGTGTGATATTTAACATTTAGCAGTACATCCCCTCTTTGCATTCCAGCACCAGTGGCCCTGTTGCAGCTTGCCGTTACATCCGTGAATCCGCAAGCACGAAAAACATTGTACATATTTCCCGTATAAGTAGCTCCATTTGATTTTACTGGAACTCCGGCTTGCTGCCATGCAGATATTACGAGTGATGAGCAATCATAGTCTGGATTCCCCCACCGGTTCGCTTGGCTGTAGCCATGCCTGTTGTCGTTGGCTATTCTGATAGCCCACTGAACCGCACTTTCTGTTTTTGTCATATACCTATCTCCTTAAAATGTCGTACCGCTTGCTGTTCTTCCACCAATCAAGTTTCCATTTTTAAATTTCAAATAACTTCCATCACTGAATACGGCCGTTCCAGTTTTTGCCGTATCACCGTTAATGGTTATTTTTTTTGCAGAAATAAGAAGTGTACCATCTGTACCTATTTGTGTTCCATTGGCCCCATGAAGTTGCGCATATCCACCATTTACTCTTACATAATCTCTATATCCATCTCTTACTTCTATTCCTCCGCTTGCCGAAGAAACGTGCCCTTCATATTCTCCTCCGGATGAATACATATCTATCATTGCGTTATGGATGTCTAGTTTTCTTCCACTAGAATCTTCGGATACATAATGTCCTCTTGCATACACACCTTGATTATTCCATCTCCCTATTTCATTTCCGGCCGAATCTTGCATCGAAAGTACACCATTTTGGTTGTTATAACCGCCAAGCGTAAGTGTTCCAGAATGTATCCAATCGCAGTTAATACCTACGGCAGAAAGTACATTAACTACTGCGTTTCCGTTAGAATCAAGTCCGGCATTCCACGTTTTTCCACCGTCTGTAGATACCGCAAAAGCATCCCCGACCATTTTCCAGATAATGTTCGAATCTTCCAGCCGTTCTTTGTTGTGGAGATAAAATACAATGGATTTATCATCCTGTATCTTTTCCGTCTTGAAAAATCCCATCCCTTGTGTCATTAATGCCGTAAGGGATTGAACAGCTTCATCGTATTTGCTGATTTTTTTATCGGCCATTGCAGAAGCCTTTTGTACTGCTTTCGTTTCAGAAGTCACGTACTTACTGCTGTTTCTAATTGCGTTTTCAGCCGAACATTTCAGCGAAGTAAACCCGAGGAAGTTAAAAGTAATATCAGTCAAAATGGTTTTGTTTACTTTTCCGTTCCTGTCGATAACATAGGCAAGATCCATAAAGTCTGCAAGAGGATAAGAAAGATGTTCGCCGGAAAAATTCATAAATGATACGCCCGTAAGTTTTGCTCCGACTGTATTAACCAGTAAGCTCTTATCTTTGATTAGTGAATTCTCTATACTCAATATGTATCCCTCAGAACCATATGTGTACGTTTTTTCATTCTCTGTAGTTTGGATTCCTGTGATAACTATAGGCTCTACTCCTGTTGTTAGCCCTGTCTTCCACTGCGTTAAGAAATGGAAATTATCAACTAACTTGAAGCTACCATCGTCTATGATGTCACCACTTGTATACACATTTGTAGCATCTGTCAGAATGTATCCGCTGGCTTCTTCCACATCCACGGAATGTACTCCAAGCACATTTCCATTTTTAAGCAAGAACAAATTATCTTTTTTTCCGATCAGCTGATATGCTTTTTTTTGTTTTCTTTCAACGGACCTGTACATAATTCCATAAGAATCATCTGTAAGAAGTTCCAACCCATCATCAAACCATCCACCGTCAACATTCGAACCGCTTGAATATTTTTCTGAACTCCAGTCCAAGTCATCATAGTAGTATTCGCTAATGTTTTCGGAAAATGTACCGCCGGACATCTCCGCATAAGTTGAATACTTTTCTGATATCATGTCTGTCTCAAACTGACCACCATCATAGTTCTGTCTCGGATCATCAAACCATCCACCGTCAGTATCTGCTATATTGTCAAAAAGTGACATGTCATACTGCGAAATCTGTAAGTGGTTATCCGCATTCATCCACGCATTACCGCCAGCAATCATTGCAATCCATCCGATCACCTGTCTGTGAGTGGTATTTGTAGGTTTTTCCTTTACCATGATGTTATCATCAGAAAACGAAGTAACGTCCATCTGCACACCGCACGTTCTGCAAGAATCTTTCAGAATATCCTTTAGGCTGAGTGGATACGTTAAATGTGTGGTATAATCTCTGTCAAGTTTGTATGCATCGTCATAAGCCGAAAAGCTTACGGTATCCCCATAGCTTTCCGGGTCAATTACGGTATAAGTGCCACTTTTTATAGTCAGATCACCTATATCCGTGCTAATTGACTTATACAATGTTATCTTTGCACCGAGAAAGCTATGAACTCTATATCTGTCATCTGCGTTGTACAGTTTTACTGTAATTTTTCTGGACACAACATTACCGAGTGGCAAGCTTTGTGTACCAGCTCCATCAGCAATGTTGTTGCCAGATATTAAAAATTCGGATCGGCCAAGATTTAACACTGTGCCATCCAAGAAAGTAACCCTTGCAGATGGATACCAGTCACTACGTCCGTATATAGCTTTCTTATATGCATTGCTAATGTGTATCATAGTGGATTCACCCCGATTATGTTAAAACTAAGGGATTTGTACTTTTCTTCTCCCTCTTTTAATGTCCCGATATCTACACTTCCTTGTGTGACGTAAAACGGTGCTTCTCTCCATCTTCCGTAATACACGGAAAAATAATATAGTTGCACCTGTCTCTGATTTACAATCATCTGTAGCAGACTTGACATTTCTGATATACTTATGTCGCTACCCTCATAAGCGTAAGATTCTACCGTGAACATCGGTTCATTGCACATAACGCCACTCATTAATCGCTCCGTTCCCTCTGTAGAGGTAGTGGCAAAACTAAATTTGAATGTGTCTGGCTGATGAATAGTCCGACCATTAATCTTAATCACTTGCTGTGCCATTTTACCTACCTCCCGAGTTCGAATACATTCTGTCCATTGGACATCTGCATCTCTTTTGCTGTATTAATAAGCTGTTCAAGTACCGTTCTGCTGTCCAGGTTTACCACAAGTTTTATCATTCCTGTACCTTTGCCACTTTCTTCGCTTACGATTTTTCTTAACAGATTTTCCGGCATCTCCAAGTTGTTTCCCTTTGTCTGGTCACCAAGCACCGCTAAAAACGGATTTCCGGCCGGAATAACTGCCCCTTGTGCAAGGTAAGGAACCCTCGTAAAGTTCGCATGAGAAAGATTGATTCCTTTACCACCGATACCTGGAACCCAATCCGGCACCTTAATATGATTCAATCCATCAATCAGATTATTAATCGCTTTGACAATCGTCTGTCCCATTGCATTAAACAAAGCAATAACCTCATTGACCGGGGTTTTGAATATCGAATAGATCATATTTGCTTCAGCTCGAAGAATGTTCAATAATTCTTTTCCGGCAGCCTTGAATTGGCCTGTAAAAACTAATTTAAAGAATGAGATAAATCCAGAACATATCTGCTTTATACTGTCAAAAACACCTTTCACGGTACTTAATAAAACTTCTATTCCCTCGCCCAATACTCCGAGTTGAGCATTCCAATCAACGGCAAATACCCCTTTTATCCAGTCTATAAGCTTTGACATTACAGCTTTAAGTTGATCCCAGTGAGTAGCTATTAATATGATTGCTGCTATTGCTGCTGCTATTGCAATAGGAACAATGCCAAACGTAGAAACTACTTGACCGATAACGCCAATTAATCCACCACCGCCTTTTAGAATATCGATTAGTGTTCCTATGTGTCCAGCAAATCCAAGAACTGCGCTTGATATAGTTGCAATTAAAGGAACTATCTTTGATGTAGCAAACGCTGTAACTAATGCTGTCCCAATGGCATCAACAATCCACTGATGTTCACCGAGGAAATTAAACAAGCCAGCAAGTACATTAATAAGTGCCGGAAGACCGCTCTCTATCAGCCATGTAAGCATCGGTAATATAATGTTCGTATACAATCTTTCTAAGAAACTTCCAATAGCTTCTATCAGCGGTGACATAGATTCAAACAGATTCTTAATCGAATTAAGTAACGGGTAAAAGTTCAACGATCCCGCCCACTGAGCCGTATCCCACACAAGACGATTGATGATATCAAGTACCTTTTGGAAAGCGTCTGCTATAGCCTGTATAATGGCCGTTCCTACGGCGTTTTTATTCCAAGCTATATTTAATTGCCTTGCGATATTCCCGACCGTTGTAAGCAGTCCCTGTGCGATCTGTAACATGGTAGACAGTATCTGTGTGCCTGTATCATTCGTCCAGACTTCCAACATACTACTGCCGACACTCTTTGCAAGTGCTCCAAGCTCCGATAATGCATACTTAGCAGCATCAATTGTGTTCTTTCCCTCACGCTCCCACGCTTCTTTGAACGGTTGGAATATCTGCCCCAGTACATCCTTGATTTTTTCGAAAATCGGCGGTGCATCTATTGGAACTTCTTCAAACATTTTGCTGATCGGTGTTCCGTTTACATCGGATCCAGACGGTGTTGTGTCGGTATCCTTATTTGTTGTGTACCGATTAATTTCATCGAGCGGTGACAGGTAGTCTTTCGCTGCTTTTGTGGCTTTCTTCGTAGACTTGGCGGTCTTGTCCAGACTGGCAGCATAATTTTTTTGTACTGCCAGTGCCTTTGTGTATGTTTTATTCCCGGCAAGATACCCGAAAAACATCCCTACATAAGTTATGGCTGTGCTGATAAGGTCAATGAATCGTGACAGTATCGGTGTCACAACTTCCAGAATCGGACTGAAAGCTGTAGCAAATGCATTTTGCAATCTGATAAGGCTCCCCCACAAAGTAGATATATTTGCGTTTGTGGTTTTGGAATATTGAGCGAGATTATTGAATCCGCCTATTATTCCTTGTGTAAGAGCACTAAGAATTCGAAAAACACTGCTAAACAACACAGACATCGTAAGCATTCTTCCGATACTCATTCTTGCTGATCCGGCTGATTTACTAGCGTCTTTAAATGACCTACTCAGTTTTGAATTGGAATTTGCAGTTTTGCTATTAGCACTGTTTACTCCAAATAGTTTTTCTTTCAAGGAAACCAAACCAGTACCATAACTTGCCAGTTTGCTTTTAATGCCAGAATACGATGTGTTTAATCGGTTCTGCATATCAGCAAGTCTTCTTTCCGCAACAGCAAGTTTTTCAACTTCGGCTTGCGGAGCTTCTGCACTCTTAATTTCTTTAAACGCTTTGCCACTTTTTTCTAAATCAGCCAATTTATTTTTAGCGTTTTCGATCGAATTTGACCACTCATCCACAGTACGTTGCTGATCTCTATATATATTAGAATTGATATCTCCACCATTAGAAACAAACCACTCTTGAGCCTTTATGAGTTGATTCATTTTTGCCGTAGTCGTTTCTATCTCGTCCTGTATTTTCTTGTATTCTGCGGTTGGGATGCGCTGATTTGCATAGGATTCTACCTTTTGGCGTAACGATTCTACCTTTTGCTCTTGTGCGATGTATTCGTTATTCAGTTTTGCAAAAGCATCTATCTGCTTGTTGATGGCGTTTTTTGCAGACGTCCCTAAATTATCCACCCTGTTTGCTGCTCTTCGCAATCCGGCTTCAATTTCTTGTGTGCCAGCCTTTACACCATCAGTTCTTATTTTTGTGTTGATAACAATACTTCCATCTTCTGTCATGTATTGTCCTTTCTACCGCTAAATATTTGCGGTCAGCGGGTATCTCCACATGATACCCGGTTAATTATTTGCGAGCCCGAATACTCTTCTTAATTCTTCTTTTTCTTCTTCGCTTCGCTCTGGTGTCGCTTTAAGGTCAACAAGTTCTTTGTTGCTAGAATAGAATTCTTTTTCCCAACTATCCAATTTCTTCCCTTTTGAGACTTTTTCACGAATGTTAGTGATAGTGCTGAACAGAGATTCTCCAATCTCCATGAAAAGTCCCATGAACGTCCACCAATGCAAGTACTCTTTCTCACGAATATCCTCATGTGCCACTTTATTAATGGCCGGAATCAGAATCTTTGCATCTTTTTTCCAATCCATAAGTTGCGGTTTTTTCTTATCTTCCTTAAATCCGCAGTCGATAAACTCTTTCGCCGTCTTTAAAGCTTCTTCCCAGTCTTCCGTTGGAAGATTATCAAAGTCTTCGTAGAATATAGCCAGAATCGTTGTGTATATCTCCAAGTTTTTTTCTTCCTCTGACATTCCGGCTACTATATCGGGATCATTAATAGCACAAAGAATATCTAACACAGCTCTGTAATCTGAGCGTATTCGATATTCTTTGCCGTTTACGTTAACGGATTTCGGAAGTTTCCAGACATCCATTAGTTATGGTACTTGGCCACATACTTATTTACACGGCGCTGTACCTTTGTTACGTTGGTATTCAGAGTTTTCTCAATAACCTGTGCTACACCATCAAGCACCTGTTCCATAAAGATTTTCCCGTCATCCATAGGAGAAAAAGGACCAAGAATAGAAAAGAAAGCTTTTTCTGCATCCGCATTAATCAAATACGAAAGCTGATCTGAAATTTCTTTTTCTGCTTTCTTTACAGCTTCTAAGTTGTCTTCTTCAGGCATCTTGTAATTCTTCCAAAAAGATACAACCTCTTCATATCTTTCAACGATGTTTGTGTCATTTGGTGCAAATACCAACTGCCCCAGTTTTTCATGCGTGTGTTTGTCTATAATTGGTACTTCAATCTTTCCAGAATCAACCGAGATACAAAGTTGATTGTTGTTTCTTTTTTTTGGTAACTTGTTGCTCATATTATTCCTCCTGTTAATAAAGCGTTACAGTACTTCTTTTCCTGTAGAAAGACTATGTGGGATTGTTCCGGCTGTGAATTCTGGATTGCCAGAAGCAAGCGAAGCGGCACTTACATATCCCTCTGTTCTCTTGCCGTCAGAAGATACTTTAAACGGAATGTTTACGCCAGATGTATCTCCACCATAAGACTGCGGTTTTACCATAACCTCTTCGACATATGCAAGGTGGTTATCTGCACTTGTATCTTCCACAAGGACTTCCAACATAAGTGTTTTGCAGTCCGCTCCTTTCAATCGTTTCATTGCAATATCCCTAATCTTCGGATACAGATTTTTGTCCGGGTTTGCATAGTATGTATCTGCATCCATAGACGGTTCATATCCATTATCTGTTGTTTTTGTCTGACCAAGAATGTTCTTCTTCGTCTCTGTATCCGGGTTCAGATCAACCGACATATCGTCGATGTCATCACCAAGGATTTCCCACGTAGCACTTGCTACTGTCTGTTTGAAGCTATAGTCCAGATAATGTGCGAGTGCTTCTCTACTAAGATTTCCCATATTAAAATCCTTTCTACCGTTAACTTTTTACGGTCAGCGAACATCTCCAATTGATGTCCGGTTAATTAGTTCTTATGAATACATTTCTGTATTTGAGAGACATACTAATCACCCAGTCTTGCACATTGTTTTCGTAAGTCTTGTCAAGATATGATGGTGTGATTCTTGTAATCTCTTCTATTTTTCGTTCTTCTGTAAGTGTTGGGTAAGATGTAAGCTTATACTTTTCGCCATCAATCACGACTGTTTGTCGTTCCAGCCATTTACCTACACTATCAAGAAATTCCTTGATATCCGCTTTCATATTCGGAGAATCACGGGATGTCCTGTACACGATATAAAATGGGTAGTTGCAAAGCTGATTCACCTTACCTGTTACCGATTTTTTCTCCTGTGCAATAACCGCACCGGATACCGGATAGAATGCAATTCCGTCATCTTCTTTGAGCGTGGAGAATTTAAACACTTCTCCGGTTTCCAATCCAGGATACTGATTCAGCAAATCTTTAAGTGCATTTGTTACAATGTCGTATCCGTCAACATCGTATTTCACTATTTTTTTACTATCCACCGCCTGCACGTTTCTTCACTCCTTTTACCCATGTATCACAAAATTCATCCTTAGCAGAATCAAACCAGTGGTCTGTCGCAAAAGGGTTTGGCTCCTTTGAGAACTGAATATCACGGTCTGTTACCACCTTTTTCGCCCCAGGTCTCGCCCACGGTGACCCGGTTTCCGGGTCTACCATGACTTTTCCCATGTACAAAAATCTTGCGTAAGGACCATATCCGGCATAAACCTTTCCACTACCTTTCAAGGATTCATTCTGCATACTAGTAGTATTAATCAACATTCCGTCTCTTTGTGGAATATACTTTTTTGTGCCTGTCCATACCTGTTCATCTAACCAAAGTTGAGCATCTTGGAATTGCTTTTCAAATCGGTTAAGATTAACGTTCACTTTGATGTCAGCTTCAACTATCGAGATGTTTGGAAAATGGAACATTCTGCTACGTGCCATTTACTTTCCCCCTATCTCAAAATGCGGGATAAGTGTGTATGTTCCGACATTGGTGATTAAGAATACATTGTCGTGATTTTTGTTCATATAATCATAAAAGCCACCGTCTCTCCGGCTCTGATAGTCTTCGTCTGCTATCATCTTTTCGTCATGTTCGCCTTCAATGAAAAAGTCACCGCTTGCAAATGTGACGGTATGTCCAAGCGTATCGTTAATTTGTTTCGCCCATTTTTTAGGCTCAAGATACTTTTTGCCAGCTACTACTTTTTCATCGGATGCCATGTGATACAGAACATGGAGTGTTGCCGTGTCAGCCGTATCAAGTCCTGTCTTTTCGATGTTTGCGGATTTATCAACAATGAGTTGAACACCTTTGATTACGGTCGGATACCAAAATATTTCATCCTTTTGATTCACATATTTGTTGAATACAGTTATGGTTTTGTCATACATTGGTACCACCCCTCGTTAATAAAAATTCTTACCGCATTTTTCACACTTCCATATGTGCCGTGTTTCTTTAATCCCGTTGCCGATATCTTCCAGATATGTTCCGGCATGGATTTTCTTTTTGTGTTTGCAAAATAATCTTTTAATAATTCCCATTGTTCAAATTCCTCTATATAACAAGTACACTCCGTTATCATCGGTAACGTTAAAAAGATAGCTAACCGCTGCTTCGAGAAGTATTCTTTTCTCTTCTTGCACATTGGTAGCTGCTACGGTATACCGATTGCTCTGGCTGTTCCCGTTAGCGTAAGATATGCTTTCATTTCCAGAAGAAACAGAAGAGACGGTCTTATTTACGACCGTCCCATCTTCTCTCTGTATGGTTCCTATGGCATCCATAGAAGCTTTTTTAGATTGATCTATCTTATACATTTCATCAGCTACTGCACATACAGCTTTTTGAACTTTTGTTTCTGCTCGCTCATTTTCTGGAAGTCCATCGACAAGACGATCCATCGTGTAGTTGTCTACGCAGTCACTAGCACGTTCAGCATATTCACGAAATTCGCTTTCTGGAATTGTTTTTCCAAAAAATTTTTTTGTATAAAACTTATAATCTGTGTACGCCATAGTGTTTCACCTAATTTTCCTGTTTACTAGAATTTGATCTGGCTTTAGTTTTTCCAACTGAAATTTCTTTATATTTTTGTGGATTGTTCTCCATCAACTGAGCACTCGTTTCGTGCTCAGTTGATAAGATTCTTCCTGTTTCCAAGTCTTCAAACTGTCTCATGCTTACTCACCTTTCTTATTCTTGAAGATAAGGTCAGGCATTACAGATTTTGTTCCGTAATGGTAAAAGAGTTCGATGCCATATGCTTCTGAAAGAGGAATCTTCTCAGCACTGTATGGTGTGGATTTAACAGGCTGTGCGATAGCTCCATCCACCATCACAATCACATCAACGTCTGTCGGCATGTGCACGCATGAGAATGTTTTTACGCCATGATAAGCGTAGAACTCTTCGTCAGCCACGCCAACACCAGGCACTGTAACTTTGTCCAGATATGTGCGGATTTTTCCATAGAATTTTGGTGTGCAGATCATGTTCATCATAGAACGTGGTACTCCGTCCACATACTCATTCTTGGTGGTTTCGCACTGCTGAATCATGGTTTCAGCCTGTTCCTCAATAGCTGTAATACCTGTCAGATCAACTTCTGTCGCATCTGTTCCGGCAACTTTGAAGAACTCAGTGTCGAGTTCTGCAATCATTCTAAGCGCATGGTTCGCTGTTCTTTTTGCAATAAGTCCCTCTACTCCGAGAAGAGATACGTCTTTCTGTTCAACCTCTTCTACGATTTCCTTATCAACGTCAATTGGAATCGGAACCGGCTTTCCTTTTACTCCATCACCTTTAGCTGCACCTCTGGCTGTTCCGTAATTCTTAGATGTCGCATTTGCGAATCGTTTTGCTTCTACGGTTCCGGCTGACGGATCACCGGAAAGTTCGGTATTCTTCATTTTTCCAGAAATAGTGTTCTTCTGGACGTTTTCAATGACCTTTCCGTACTCTTCTGCAAGAAGCATTTTTCCGGTTGGGTCAAGTAACATGTTTAACGATGTAATTCTTGTTGTTTCTGCCATTTTTGTTCTCCTTTAATTCTTTAAGGTCAACGACTATCCTCTATCGATAGCCGGCTAACAGTATGGTTTTACCAAACAGTTCCAGGAACAAACGGCTCTGCTTTCTGTTCACTTCCACCTTTTTCTGTAGGTGTAGTGAATACTGGCGGTGTCTTACCATCAGTCACGAAAGCGTCTTTCTGAGATTCTTTCAGTTCTTTCATGTAATCATCAAGACCAAGAATCTTTTCGCCCTCACGTTTCAGGCCTTTATCCTTAATCATGTTGATAATGCCTGTCTTGGCAAAATCAGAACTGAATTTCTCGCCCGCAAGAGCCTTTGTCAGAACGTCATTGAAGTCTCTTTCTTCAATCTTCTGGTTGTACTCTTTTTCACTGGCATCAAGCTTGTCTTTCCATTCTTTTTCTGCATTCTCTGCTTTTGTCTTCCACTCATCACGTTCTCTTGTGATCGCATCGAAGTCTTTTCCCTCGAACCCGTCCAAAGTCTCTTTCGCTGTTTCATACTGTGCTTTAAAGTTGTCACGTTCCTGTGTCAGAGTTTCTACTTTTCGTGTCTGCTTATCATAGTCAGCAATCGTCTTGTAGTTCTCTTTCACCGCATTTTCAATTGTTGCCTTTTGCTCGTCCGTAACTTTCAGACCGGAATCAGCAATAATCTGTAAAATGTTTTTCATAGTTGCATATCCTCCCTACGTTATTTGGTACTGCTTCGTCAGCAGTTGAGATTAAGGCTTCTAAACCTCGGCCTAGGTTAATCGGGGTCAGTGGATTTGAACCACCATTCTCAGACATTAAAAGTGTCTGCGTTCTACCATTGAACTATATCCCGTTAGTGGTTGGTGTAAGTGTTCCCTCTATACAGTTCCAACCACTGTTACGGCTATTTGACGGTCAATCTGCATATTGTTCCGTAACTAACTCTATACAGAAAAAGGATAGTCGGAAATGAATCCATGCACCATACTGTGTACTATCCTTTGCGGATAAAAATTTATCATATTATATTTTTTAGGAGGTAACATAAGATGACAGTTCCCTAAGTCCGCAACCTTAGGGGAAAGCCTAACGGGCGTTTGACCGCCCTTTAATCAGCATTCCGCTATTAGGCTTTATTGAAAGGAGGTGTATCAAGTAAGAAAAGAAAATGTCCTATGTGTTTCACCGTATATATCGTAACATTAATATATATAGCACTCCGTACCCATGTTTTTACATTTCCGCAAGCTTCTTGATTTGCCTTTGAATCTCTTTCCGTTCTTCCGCAAAATCTGAATCCATCACCATAGAGGAAAGCATGTCGTAAACTTCTACCATGAGTTTTCCGACACTTTCCATCAGTTTGTCTCTATGTGCCTGATCTCCGTTCTGCTGATACATCTCTTTCGCCATAATGTACTGGTCATATAGTGCATCAATGTTTTTGTCGTACTTTCCGTTACTGTACTTCTTGATAAGGTTTTCCGATGCATCCGCAATCATCCCTGGTACGCTTTCACATTCCAAAGATTTCATATTACATAATGTAGATGTAATCATGTACATTGCCTGTAAGTTAGACATATTTAAGTCTTTCTTTGCAGATGCTTTCTCACGTTCAAGCTGTTCTTCCAAAATCTTTTTGATCTCGCTCATTTATTACACCTCGATTCCTTTCATTTTCTTTTTGTATTTGTCGTGAATCTCCGACTGAATTTCTGTGATGTATACCATGTCGTATCCGGTAGATATGAGGTCGTTAATCATACATTCTACAGTTTTTAATTCTTCGCTTACATCCTCTACCAAACATTCCACGAACATAGCATCAACCACATGACCGTTTTCTCTTAGTGTGTGTGCGTACTGTTCGTACACTTCCTTTGTTTCGGATTCCCAATTGTGATACTCGACAAATCCATCTTCTACGGCTTTCTGCTTCGTGCTTTTCCCAATGCTTAACCGTTTGGCCGTTCTCCACGCATCCGGGATAACATTCACTTTTCCATCAAATACATCATCAATAAGCTGATTGTGATGGTTTATAAAATATCGGCACACTTTCCTACGTTCCAAGCTTTCCGAAATGTGCTGGTACTCATGCATCCGCTTAAAGCCTTTTAAGCCAAGGAAATCGAAGTAGTCCGCAAACTGTCCGTGCATCATAACAGCTCCGATAAACCGTTCGTTGATTTCGGCAAAGATTTCTTTCGGAGTTTTGACATCTAGGTTGCTTTTAAAATCAATCATAGAAACTCACCCCTTTTCTATGAGAGCTTTTTAATGATGATATTCGCATCCTTAACCAATGTGTCAACGGTGCCAACGTTGCCAACCGATATAGTGACGCTACTTCCGGCCGGAACTGCAATCAATGTAGTTGCACCGACATTCTGATACACATTTGCTGTTGCTACTGTATAGTCCATTTCTGTACCGGAAATCGGTTCGCCGTTCTGCTTGATAGATAACGCTACTGCGCCTATTGCAGATGCCGTAACGTTTCCGTTAAACTCGACTTCGACCGCCATCGGCAGATTCCCACGGTTTGTGATTTCAAAAAGCCCACTGCCGTTGTCATGTGCAAGCCACCCTGTGTTACAAGCACATCTACGGCTTTTCACTCTTGTTTCTGTAAATAATACATTCTGATTTGTTGCTACTGTCTGAGCATTTTTAGCAATAGAATTTAACATATTTTTTCTCCTTTCTTAAAAAAGAGAGCAAGCGCATGCCTACTCTCTTTGATCTTCGCAAGACTACTTTTTCGTAGATATGGATTCTTCCAACATGCTTATGATTTTGTTTTGGTTTTCAATTATTTTCAAAAAGTACTTACTGTCTTGCTCATGCAAGTGTTTTTCGATGTCAGAATTACTCGCCTGTGATAGATCGCTGTTAAAATTCGCTATCTGCAAAGCAACTCCGTACACTGTCAGAAAGTCAAGTAGTGATATATCGTTCACTTACATCACATTCCCACTTGCACAGCAACCATTACCGAATGCGTTATACGCAAAGTATGGACTGCAAGACATATAAGCCGGTTTTGGTGTCGGTCTCACCGCATCAATAATGTTATTGGTCTGTGATACCTGTGAAATCTGCCAATATGCTGTCTGCAAATCTCTGTCACGATCAGCGAGCTTGTCTCTCAAGTTCTGAATCGTGTTATCCTGGATTAACTGGCGTGTAGCCTGTCCATCTGCTAAGATGCTTTCTTTAATGTCACAGCAACACTGTGCCATCTGTGCCTGCATGTTCTGTGCCTGTAATGCCGCATCATATCTACTCTGTAAGATTTCTTTCTGTGTGTTACAGCAACACTGAGACTGCTGAGCCTGTAAGTTCTGTAAGCCGAGCTGTGTGTTATAGCGGTTCTCTAATACGTCTCTCTGTGTCTCACAAGCTGTGTTAGACACATTCTGATTTGTATTAAAGATATCTCTTTTCACGAATTCGTCAGAGACAAAAGCGTCCTGTGCTCCTTTGTTGTTTCCCCATCCGTTACCGCAAAACAGGAAAGCAAGAATGATGATCCAGAACCATCCACCGTCACCCCACATGTTACCATCGTTGTTTCTTGTGACTGCTGCTACATCGGCAGCACTAAGTGTGTTTAATCCCTCGTTCATGTTGGTTCTCCTTTTCTTTTATTTATCAAGACGTGTGCACTCCGTCCGGATATCACTTTATTTTATTAATAATATCGTTTGGATTCATGCCATTTTGCTGGCACATCTCCATAAATACATCTTTCGGGTTTCTTCCTTGGCACATATCCATAGCCTTTTTAATGTTCGGGTTTCTCTGCGCCATATTCTGCAACATTGCTCCGGGATTCTGTGTATTTTGCATCATCCCCATCATTCTTTGAATCATTCCGAATGGACTGTTGCCACCCGGCATACCGCCCATCATTCCCATTAACGGATTACTCATGCGTCAGCTCCCCTTTCTGTTCTTCTGGCTGAGGTTTCAATGTATCCAGTAATTTGTTGAATTCTTCTCTTGTCACGTACTTAGCGTCCATATTTTCCACTACAGGTTGTGGATTGTTCGCCTGTACCTCATGGAATTCAAAAGCTTTAAACGTAACACTTCCCACACCGTCAACAGATTTCACGTAGAAGTACGGTGCATTGTTATCCATCATCCAAGCCGTTGTCCCAGGCTGTACGATCTGATTTCTTGCCCCGTCAATTCCAGCTACCTGTATCCAGTTTACATTCGGCTGTGGCTGTGCCTTGTATTGCTGTTGAGCCTGTGATAAGTTGTCTATCCGTTGTCGTAATGCCATCTGATCTTGCATATAAGCATCCTGTGGCATGTACGGTGTATATGACATATATGGATTCATACTCATACCTCCTGTAAATTAGTATTTGTTGTTCTCTATGCTTTCATTTTACGCATAAAAAAGAGACCTTAACAGTTCGTTAAAGTCTCTAAAAAGTATCACTTATTATTTATTTCTCATAAATAATGTCCAGTCCGTAAGCAACCGCAGCATCATGTTCAATCTTGCACCCTCTTGCATTCTCCCAACCTTTGCAGAAGTATGCTGCATGGCACAGAGACATATTCTCTAAGGACTTAGCAAGGAAACATAATGGAATCTGAACTACTCCACGTTCTTTCATAGATTCATTACTGTACCATTCATCTGTAAAAAGAGTATTTACAATCTCATACCCTTTTTCCTCAAGAACCTTAATTGCTTTCTCTCTTGTTGCTACGATTTCTTCATCCGTCTTTCCAGCCATTGGCTGACTTAACATTGCTTTCATTATAGTATTCTCCTTTTCTTACAATGCTCCTATTTCTTCAAATGTTTTCATAATTTTAGGAAACTGAATAGCAAACCAGTCAACGATTGTTTCTTCATGTCCGAACTGTTTATAATGTTCAAAGTTTGCCTGTAATCCGCTTTCAGCAAGAAAAGCATGTATGATTTCATGCCTTAATTGCTTTTTCATAAGCTTTTCAAAATCACCAACTTCGTTTACATTATTATTTCTGACTTTGATTACATGTGCTGTGTAATCGCAAAACCATCAATCGTTTCTTCTTCAAACGCTTCTCTAATTATTTCGTATTCCGTTCCAAGAATATTTACTTTTTGCATTTATTCCTCCACTAACTCAAATCTATACTTCTGCTTCACATCCGGGTATTTCTTCCTGTCTACTTTGCTAACAAACATTCCGTAAGGTCTGCACCACACGCTATTAGAGCATTCATAAACTACCTTGAACTGTCCCGGCATTTCGCTATCCTGTGCAATATACAGGACTTTTACTGTTTCGCCCTTAAAGTGCCTGTACACCTGTCCGGGTTCAACTTTTCTATTGCTCACTGTCTGCGGTTCGTCATTGAAATACTTCTCGCATTCTGCCAAATCACAGTTCTCTCTCATGAGTGGATGCTTTTCATCCAGCTTCTTAATCTCTGCTTTCTGTACGTGAATGTGTTGTCCTACAAGTGGAAATCCACAGCCGTAAAGCATTTTTGCCTTAATGTGGTGTGGCTCAAGTCTTCCTGTCGGGTCTATGAGATATCCGCTTATTTTAAAAATCTTAGGTATCATATAATCACCTCTTTGCACCTGTTATTTTGTTGTGCTCTTCTTCAGATATTGGTTTTACTCCAACCAAGTAAAATATATTAGTTTCAGCACTTGATCCGTAATATGCTTTGAAATCTATTTTTTCTGTATGGACATTTGTAAAGTGCTCAAAAGGTTTTACAAATTCAGCAGTTTCAAAAACAGGAATATACGCTATATGTCCACGTTTATATTTCTTTCTTCCTTTTTCGTCAATAATACAGCCAGCGTTAAAACTTATTTCGCCAAACCCAAGTACGCCTGATACTTCTTGACCAGTTGCTTCGATGTGCGCTTTACAAGGTTTTACATCTTCAAGCCACATACCTATACCACCCTTTCGATCTTATCATTTACTCTTCTACTCAATCTCTTGACCGTAGACACACTCACATTCATTTCTTCCGCACAGTCCTCTAAAGGCATAGCTTTAGCACGTAGCCGAAACAGTTTTAATTCATCCGATGTGAAGTTGCATTCTAACTCAAAATAGTCAAGTTCTGGTCGTGTAAAAGAGTATATTTTCATAATTCCTTTGGTTTCTTGTCCGTCATAGCATTTACAAGCTCTTCCCGAGTTTTTTTTAAACCCTCAATGTTATTCCCTGTGATTTTGTTTTCGATCAAATTAAACATACTTCTCATTAATAGATTCATATCATCCCTCGTATTCCTTATGTTCTTATAATCGTTATCAAGTTTCTGATTAATCCCTGTGATAGATGTTTCAATGTTCGTTATTCGCTTTTCAATCTGTTCTATACGGTTGCCCTGTTTTTCTTTTGGTGCTTTCCATGATTTGTACCACCCGGAAATCACCGCAGTAGCACCTCCGACAACAGATATAGCACCGCATATAGCAAGTATCTGTGTTATTAGTTCCATATTCACTTTTCCTTTGAATTGATATATCTCTGTGCTGCTTTTGCTGATTTCACAGCCTGTGACCTATCCCACTGTGCTACCCGTAGACGTTCCGAATATTCTTTAAGACCATTATCTTTGCAGAACTCACGGTATTGCTTATTCTGCCGTCTGAGTACCGCTGATTTGCGGTCATACATCTGTTGCAATTCGAATTTAAGTTTATCGTCTCCGCTTGCATCTATAGCAGTCTGCAAATTCTGAATCTCTCTCTTGCTGTTGCGGATGCGTCTTTCCATAAGCCGTTGCTTTTTCGCACGCTCTTCCGCTTTTATATTGTCTTCGCTCGACAGGTTAATATCTGCATACGGATTGTTTTCACCGTCACCGGACCCGAAAGAGTGCCGGCAGTTCACGCCACACAACCCTGTCACCGTTCCGTAGCCTGTCGATGTTCGGAAGTCCGGGAATCTCTTGTCTTTGCCTGTCCGGGAATAGAATTTTCCTTGCCACCCAAAGTGGTTCGTTGGATTGTTACCGCCATCACCAATTCGTGCTCCTACATGTGCAGATACTAAGATGGTATCCCATTCCAATTCTTCCATTCGTTTTAGCGAGATTTCTCCGGCACACTGGCTTATCCCTGTGCGGACAGTCATCATTGTGGCTGATTCAATGCTCATTTCTCTACCGGACGGATACGATACTTTAACGCCTTGCTTTACAATCCTGTCAACAGCATTTCTGACAGCTTGTGTGTATGATACGGCACCGCTCGACGTCATGCGGTAAGCATTGTCCACCTCTTTCAGAAACAACTTCTGTGCTTCATCTGCCGTTGTTCGTGTAAGGTTTCTCCATTCTCCACACGTAGCGTTATAATCTCTTTCCAGTATTCTGAGCAATGCCGGAGATTGCAACAAGGGCGTAGGTGATAGTCCTACCGCCCTATATATCGCATCGTCTCTCTCGATAGCTTTTATACCGGCTTCCTCAAATGCGCTTTTAAGCTCTCTCTCTTGCTTTTTTGTTTTGTCAGCAATCTCTTTTTGTATGTCTTCCAGTAAGTACCCGGATTCTTGTAACACCTGTATCTGCCACCTGTCCGTAGCCGTAAGGATATAATCTTCTCCACGGCCTATACGCACCATTATACGTTCAACGATCATGTCCATGATGTTCCGATGCATATCAGAAGATATCTTTTCAGCCCCCTCGGTCACACGAAAGAGATATTCTGGTGTAAGCATTATTTGTCCTTTCTGTTTGAAATCTTCATTGCCAGAAGTAGAAAGACGCAGATTACAATAATATTAATCGTACTTGTTGCCATGCTTATTCCTCCTTTCCAATCTGCTTAATAATCTGATTAACGTATGTACTCAGTCCGGCTACAAGAATTCCCTGTACGATAGCCGTAAACAGTGCCATAAAAATATTCTGCATTCCAGACAAGTTACATGTCGCAATCACATATAGACCGCAAATAATAATTCCAACTATACCGAGAAAAATAGGAATATCATTGTCTTTGATTCTCTTGGAATTTTTCATCCACATTCCCAAAAAATAAAGTGCGATAGATACTACCACCAGTTCTGGCTTTACGTAATTTATAATCTGTTCCATTTTTTAGTCCTCCTTTACAGACATTATCATTTATCTTTCGGATTGACGTGTCCCCTTACACCTCTTCCCATCCATACACACCCGGTTCCCAGACATTCCCGTCTGCCGTGCTAATCCATGTCTTGCCATTGTGTGTTACCTTGTCGCCCTTGGCATATGGATTCGTGCTGTCCGGCTGTTCCCATTCTGGCACTGTACTACTATCTGGAATAAGCACCTTGGCGAATAAGGACGGCGCATCCGGCGGTGTCCAAGTCTCTTGGCTTGTATGGGCTTGTAATACCTTGTAGATAGTACCATTGTATTCCAACCGCTTGCCAACTACATATTCCTTGCCAGGCTGCCATTTCTCCACAAAGTCTGGATACTTCAATATCTGTTCATCGGTCATGTTGGCCGTCTGGTTTTCCAACAGCTTCCGCAACTGCTCTGCTTGTTCTCTTGTCACTGTACCACCCCCATTATGATATTAAGTGCTTCTTCTGCACTTAAGTCCGGCTCTGGATAGACTGGGTCGTCTACCAGTGTCCACACCTGCCTAATCGCATTCTCTTCTTCCGTCCACTCCGATTCCCAGTGCTTGCCCTCTTCCGTGTTATCCGGCGCATCTACGTACACCACCTGTTTATATCCTAACTGTTCCAATTCGCTGTCGTATGGATTATTGATAGTGCGACCGTCTAACACTATGGTTTTTGGTGCACTGCGCAAGAATCCGTTTTGTAATTTTGCATACATTTTTTAATCACCTCGCTTTCTTTATTTTTATATAATCTCCATCAAAGCAAGCGGCGTTATAACCTCCATGCGCTACATTGGCATTGCTTCCAACACCAACATATAGTGTCCCGTCTGATGGGATAACAATCTCGATGCTTCCAGATTCTGCAAGCCGATTTGTAGTATATAACAAGTACGCTCCACCGCATCTACGCATATCATAGATGTATTTATTCGTCGTTCTTACATTGCTCCATTCGATATAATACCGTTCTCCTTGTTTTACATCGAATGCAATAGCCGGACACCGCTTGCCGTACCACTCTCCAGTATCGGTTAGGTAAGCTTCATAGAGCCATTCGCTTGTTTCTTCTTGTGCATTAAGCAACCTACGCCTTAAGCTGTGCTGTGACTGACTGACTGACTGACTGACTGACTGACTGACTGACTGACAAGATTTTGTGTTAATTTAAGATTCATGTCAACTACCTCCCGTAGATTTCTATTGTGCCAGATGTAAACTTATGGCTATCATACAAAGTACTTAATGTTATTCTAGTAATACTTTCTTGGAACCATTTATTCGGCATTGTTGCCATTCTATACATCTGTGTTGACGCAACATTAAGTCCATATGTCCCGTGATTATTTCCCGTTCTTATCCATGTTTTTCCAACTTTCTTTATGTGCTGAATAGTGTTTTGTGCATTTGTGGATAATTCACCGTTCATTCCATTGAGTCGATTGTTAGTTGCGATCGTAATAAGCAATTGCGAATTAGCCGTTGCTTTTAAATCCTCACAAAGCAGATATAAATCTGTGCAAGGTTTACTAAACTGTATTTCTACAGTAGCCGTTTCTTCCGTTATGCTTGCAGTACCGACAAGCTCATATTCTTCGCTCATTGTGCTTTCCTCCTCGCTTACTAATGTTCTTCTCCGTTTCATCAGCTCACACTCCAATTCTGGCTAGTCAACAGCCCCTCTAATATAGACACCTCATATACCTTGTTCGCATCCACGCTAAAGCTACCGATATTCACATTGGATGGATGTACCACCCTTGTAGCTGTTGCGCCAGAACGAAAGATAAAATGCACCTCACCAGTTCCCTCACCGATGGTGTATGTAAGACTTTCCATCTCTGGGAATACATATAGCTTATTCGGTTCGAGCGTTACTGTGGTGTCTGTAGCAAGTTTTTCGATACGCTCTATGCCACCTGTTTCTATGGTTATAGCAATGGCTTCTAAACCATCATATGTGTAGTTTTTACCGCCATATGTGATGGTCAATGTTTGTGGGTTGGGTAATTTGGTTGGTACTGTTTGGATTGTTGGCTTTCCTGTTAAGCTTTCGTAATTCCCGTCAAAATCACTCTTGTTATCCCACGACTGTTTCTCAGTGTCAGTAACGGTTCTGTGTTCTGCATCATCCTGTAAATCGGACAGATTTTTCGGAATTTCCGTTGTGTCCGGCAGTGCTCCTACTTCTTCTGCGGTATAAGTAGGTTTTTCTTCCTCTTTTGCCCATGCTGGTACCGTTGGATCCGTCTCTTCTATAGAATTCTTTTCCAGATAGCTTTTTACAGATTTCTCAATCTGCTCCTCGGAAATAGGCTCTTTCTCCAATGTGTCTACTCTGGATATAAGGTCAAGAATGACATCGGCGTGAGTCTCTTCGATCTCTTTATCCGTGTCTATCGTCTCTTTGGCATTTCCGGTAGCTGGACGGGTTCTGAACACTTCTACTTTATCTTTGCTTTTCGCTTCTACCGCAAAATATATAGATGTATCCTCGTTTGCGTCAAAGATGTGTTGCTTTAACTCCCACGAAAAAGTGATATTCTCCCCGTCTACATTCACGTCTTTTACGGTATATTTCCCTGGCAGTCCTTTTGCAGTATAGTAATTTACGAAAATGTAACAGTCAGACAGGTCGACATTATCTCCTACGATTTTCGGACATTTGAAATACTTTCTTTCAAAATTGCCCTCTCCGTACACTCCAAAAAGTTGTTCGCTTTTGGGGACTGCAATTTTTCTTGTTGACGGGTCTATGATAAGATATTCCATTTTGGTTCACCTCTTTCCTATTCTTCGTACAATCCACTGTCCGGCTTATTCTGTTCTTGTGCTTCTTCAATCATTGCTTTCGCTTCTTGTTCTGTCATTCCCTCAAATTTCACAAAATACATCCACGCTGGAACCTTGCCTTGTAAAACATAGTTCCACCACCGTGCACGATCATCCTCTAAGTTATATACAAGGTCTTCAAAATCGCATGCTGTTTGGTAGTTCGTTGCCGGGATAGTTCCGTTTGCTGTGCCGACCGCATACAGGATATAAATGATTCTGTGCAGTACTCCATCATGGTTCTTTCCGTCCAAAATGTTTCGGAATGCCTGGATGGTATGCAGTGTCCGTCTATCGTCAGATTCTACCTGTGTTGCTGTCTGTATGCCTTGGTTCTGATCGAAAGAGAAATATCCGTTTGAGAATCCGCATTTATATCCGATGACAGATAGCAAGAAGTTTATCCCGGCCACACGCTCAGTTACTAATAATGTCGGAACGTGCTCTTTGATGCTATCTTCGTTCGCTCCCATTTCGATACCTTGGATAAATCTCGGCAATTCGATGGAATATTTGCTTGCGTATTCAATAGCTGTCTGCGGTACGTAAGTAATATGTCTACTGTCTTCCGTTTCATCTCCCATCATGTTTAATGCAATGTCAAGCCATCTCAATTCCTCAATGCATTCCGAAAATGCCGGAACAGTCAGTGGAGATTCCTTGTCAATCGCATTTGCGTAAGGATTTCGCCAGTAGACGAACAGCGGATATTCTAACCCATGTACGTACACTTCCGGCTCAATGTCTTTCCACTCATCTACCCTGTCAAGCGTGATCTCTGTACCGATCATATCTTTGTTGTCAGATTTAAAAGCCTTACTGGATATATGGTATACACGTTCCAGTCCAACATCTTCAAATCTGTGGTACTCAGCTTTTGTGTAGTATTTGTCGTTTTTCTTAAGGTAAGAGAAAAAGATAGCTGCTAACGCATCCCCATCCGTGTTGGTGTCTGTAATCAGAAAGTAATCCGGATCCAAAAATTCTACATCATCACCGTTGCTCTTGACCATCATCCCACAGGTCGCACAGCTTTCCTCTTGTTTCTCCTGTAAGGTGTTCATTACGCTATCAAATCTCTTTTGCAGTTCATCGTTTCCTGTAATCTGTATATCTGCATTGAACAGTGTGAGGTTCGCTATCTCACGGCAAATCACGTTTGAAAACCTTGTCGGCTTTATCCTCCCGGTACACCAATACGGAATACCAGATCGCATGTCTTTATACTTCGACAGGGCAGTGTCCATATAAGATGACCGCCCTGTTTCTATTCCGAATATTTTTTTTACATCGTTTGTTTTAAACACTTTATCCCACACCGCCTTTATCTTGTCTATAATTCCCATCTACTCACCTTTTCCTACGCACTCTGTCCACGTCTCATAGATATCGGACTAGTAGCATATCTCAATGCATCAATCCAGTGGTCGTTCCCGTCCGGATAATCTGCTATTACTTCGCCATTGCCGTCTCGCTCATGCTCATACTCTATAACCTCTTTGTACAGTCTTGGTGTCCGTCTTGGGTCAATGACCAATGTACGGCATTGCAACCACTCAAACGTATACTTCCGGCTACCCGGTGTCACGATTGCTTTACGTGCCGGAAGTCCGGCATCTCGAAAGTCAACAATGCTCTCTTCTTCATCCACTCCACAGTAGATAGCGCAATCATCATATCCCTTTTCTTTTATCTGTCGTGCCATCTCGCTGTTCCTTATTTTGCAACCGCCCAATTCATCCAGTGCGTATACTTTCTGTTGATTTGGAACATAAGCAACACGCAAAAACGCTTTCGGATCCGGGAACCATCCCCAGTCCTCGCCCTGGTAGATAGATTGCATCCTACTTATCTCTTCATCTGTAATCTCTCTAATCTCCAACAGCTCAAAGATATTTGTGCCAAGTCCTACAGGGATTCCAAGATATTCATGCTCATAAGCTCTCGGGTTGGTTTTTTTCAGATACTCAGCATCATCAATGAATTGTTGCCCTAACCATTCTACCGGAACAGATCTATAATCGCTCTTATGCCTTAAGCTGTCCGCTCTCGGCTCTGCTACGTACTTATTCGCCCAGTTGCTGTTGCTGATCGGTGGATTGAACGATTTAAAAACAACGAATTTTTCGCCACCACGGAGAACAGACTGTTGTGTCATTCGTACCTCTTCCATTCCGGCAAATTCGTCCAATTCCTCAAACCATAAGTACTTAAAATATCCTTTGCTAATCTTTATAGATTTCGTCTTTTTTGCCTTATCCAATCCACGGAAGATTATCTTCTGTCCTGTCGGCTTATACACATACTGCATAGGACTTAAGCTTGATGTCCATTCGTCCGATGCTCCAAGCGCATCTATTCCCCATGCGATTTGTTCAAATACCGATTCTCTTAGTGTATTCCCGACTTTTCGGAATACAACCGCATTTGAGTGTATGCCATTCACTGCGTCTTGCATCATTCCAAGTGGTATCTCTGTACCGACAAACGAAGATTTAGTCGAACCTCGGCCACCGGACAAATCATAATACGTATGTTTTCCATCTATGATGTCCCAATGTACGCCGTAAAAAGCCGGAGCTATCACATCTGTAAGCTTAATCTCCCCCATCTGCGCCCTCCGGTTTCGGAATGTTATTTATGATTGTGATTCCACCAGTATCTTTTTCTTCTCCATCGGCTTTCTCATACCAACGCATGAGTTCACGCCCGGCAGACAGGCGGTCGGAAATAGTAGCGTCCAAATCAAATTGGTCTTTCACTTCGCCACGCATAACGGAAGAAAAGAATCGGATGACTTCTTCGAGGTCGGCGGTCTTCTCATTCTGTATCTCTTTCATTCGTTCAGCAATATAGGCTTTTACGTTAGCATTTGTTAGCGCTCTGCTTGCGTTCGCCCTAGCTGTCGCATCGTTTTTTATGCTTTTATACACTGCTTTATAAGCTCTTGCCCCGTTCAGATCTGTCAGATATTCATCGCAAAACGCTTTCTGTTTCGGAGTGAGTTCTTTTCCTTTTGGCATCTACCCACCCTCTTCCATATATCCATCCATGCTACTCACCGCCCTTGCCTGTTCTACACAGTCTCTTTCTTAGGTTACTGTATCTGTCTGTAATGACATCCAGTGCAATGTTAAGTGCTTGTATCGTTCCATTCTGTCTGTTGTGTTCTTCTACCAGTCTCTTATTCTTTTCAATAAGTTCCTGTACTTCGCACAGTGCCCGTTCTCCGACAGCCTTTGCGTCTTCTACCTCTTTTTGCAGATACTCATTCTTTTCTTTCAGCTTTTCATTCTTTGTAATCATGTCGATGAATTTCTTCTGCATTTCTTCCATATCCCGTGAGTCTGGTTTGTTTAATTCTACCGGTATCTCTGTATAGTTTCCCATCATTATTTCACCGCCCTCCATATATCGTTTAAACAATTTACAATCTCTATCTGCGATGCTGTTCGGAGAATTTCATAATCATAATATTTCCATTCCCCGTTTTTCTTTCGCTCTAGCACTCTGGTAGATAGGATGTGCATGGTGATAAGTCTATTTTGCTCCACGGAGTAAAACTGACTTGTCCCCATCTTTATAACTAATCCTTTTTGCAGTATTGCTTTCTGTAGCTTCTTTGCAATGCTATTTAGATTTGCCATACACTCACCTACCTTTTCCGCATACAAAAATAGCACCTCCCACGATAATTACATCTTACCGTCAGAAGTGCTATTCATTGTCCCCGCTATTTAGTTCTATTGCTATTTTGATACTTATATTTTACCACAAAATGCACATTTTTTCAATGTTTGGTTGCTCTCTGTTCATTTCTTTGTCTCTTTTGTTTTCTCCATATTGACTTTTTATCTTTTTTAGATTAATATATATCTATCAGCAATCTTTGTTGATTCTCACGGTTCCATGATTTTCGTGAGTGTCGTTCCAGTCAATGGTGGAACGTTGAGTTGAAAGATGTTAGAATTTAAGAAGAAATTCAGAATTTAGGTATGGCTTTTAGCTATGCCTTTTTTCTTTCATGTTGTTTCAAAATTTCGTTCCATTCGCTCATTTTTTCCCTTTATGCAATTTCAATTACTTCTGCTTCTTCAACAATTACTTCGTTTTCGTCATTCCCATAAGAGTAAGAGTCCCCACCGATTATTACAATGTTGTTTCCATCGTAGATGGATGATTCTTCAATAGCTCTTTCGATTATCTCTTTTGCTTCTTCTGCATCATCAGTGTCAATCAGTTCAAACATTGCGTATCCACATACGCCGTCCATTTCCTCTGGTTCTTCTGTGTCATATGAACTGCACTCATATTCTTCATTCCACTCAAAGCTGTTTCTGCAAATGTCACCAATTTTATATTCTTCATCCGGGCAACAATGGCGAATTGCTACCACGCTATAATCATTTTCTTTAATTGTTTCTAAGATTTTTTCTACATTCATCATTGTTCTTACCTCCTATAATATGCTCCTCTCTTAACTGTCTTTATTATAGCATAGTGGTGTCCACTAGTCAAGTGTTTTATTGACTTTTCTTCATATTTTTGATATTATACTTATTGGAAAGTAATGCTTGAGAATGATGTAAAAGTATGGTACAAATTAGGCATTAACTATCAAAAACAGCACTTGACGAATAGACGTTCATCAGTGCTGTTTTTCTTTTATATCTCTTCAAACCATCCAACCCTTGAATTTTCAAATACACCATCTGAAAGTTGTCCGTCAAACTCTTCTTCGCATTCTTCTGCTGTGTCTCTTGTGATTCTGATTATCGAATATTTGTTTTTGTCTAGTCTGCGAATTGTTCGAGAAATTCAATCACGTCCGCAACGGTTCCAAGTTCTACTTTTTCACTGTTCGGATTGTCTGAACAATAAAATCTGTCACCGTCCTTCCAAAATGTAAAACTACTATCACTGTAAACAGTAAATGCTTTTTTCGTTAATTCGTTCGTACCTGTAAATTCATATTTTTTCATCTTCTTTTCCTCCTTAAATTTATTTGTCTTCTTTAGCTGTCTTTATTATAGCATAGTGGTGTCCACTAGTCAATGGTTTTCATTTTTTCTTTCTTAATAGTTATCACTCCGTCTTTTTCTTCTAGGACAACACTTCTATCATCTTCCGTAACGCCCAGTGCCTTTATCATTCCTACCGGAACAGAAATACGGTAGTTCTTTGTATTCTTTCCCGATGTTCCCCCGGCTTTGTTTATCATTACGTTTCTGCTTACTTTCTCCATTATTTTTCTCCTTATTTATGCTATCGCTGATTTTGGGATCCATGCTTTCCATCCCTTATAACTTCCTACCACATCACCAGTCGAAAGGACAACTTCTACTGCCTTTTCGCTTTCTTTCAGTACCTCAATAACTTTTACGACAACATATCCATTCTCTGATGAGACCATTCCATTTTCGTCTCTGCTATAGATATCAATATATGTGTTATATCTTTCAGCGGTGTTTTGCATTTTATCAATAACCCATTCTTTTACTTTTACATATCCTGTTGTCATGTTCTTACCTCCTATAATATGGTCCTCTCTTAACTGTCTTTATTATAGCATAGTGGTGTCCACTAGTCAAGCAAAAAAAATAAAAGATTTCAATTATTTTCAAAATCTTTTTTCTCTTAATCTATATATTTATATTCTCGGCTCAAATCTTTATTATCTTAATCATATAATAGAATCTTGGCCTTTTCTTCCTTTTCTCCACTTCCTACCGCTGTTGGGATGATGGTTGGAATGCGAGAAAGTACCTAT